CTACATTTACAATTGATGCTCAACCGGGTTCTTCCCATCTAGATACTCCGGGAAGTTCAGGAACTGCTCCTACTGGTGATATTACAGTTGACAGCCTTTCTGCTAGTGACTGCTTCAGTGAGTTTGGAGAAGAGAATGATGGAGTAACAAATACTCTAGAAAGTGTGGTCAATAATAAATCGATAAAGATATTCAACGATGGAACTACTGCTGCTGATACATTCGTCTTCGTTCCAGTTCTAGCCTCTAATTTGACTGGTTCAGCAAAGAACGGTAGTAACTTAACGGATGTATTAACTGGAACTGGTGGTGCTATACTACCGACATCAGGAATACCCAACAACAACATATTCATTTTTGCGATAACCAATACTTCATCCGGTGGTAATTGGCAGAATGCCAACAATCTACGAACAGTAATAGGCACTAGTAGTCTATCAGCAAATATCACTGGGCTTAATCTCTATTCCCCTAGTCTATCAGGCAAAACAGTCAATCTTACTACAACTCTTAGCACTTCTACATCTACGTTTGCTAGTTACAACAACACTATCACAAGAGGAAGTAACTTGACAAGTGACGTAACTGTAAATGGTATGTCAGGAGGAGTGAATGCAGCATCAGGGAGCAATGTGAATTACTACATGACAGTTCAATTGAGAAACAGCATTGGCAATCTAGTCACTAAATACTTCAAGTTCTTCAATACTGGAACGAATGGTGCTGTCAATAACAGCACTACTAGCGTTTCTCCTACACATATAGTGAGACTTGGTTCGGATGCGAACGGCACTGCCTCAAATCTGTCAGGTGCAATCAATTCTGCCTTTAGTGGTACGAACTTTGCAGGGCCACAAGCAAGTGTAAGTGGTAGCGTAGTAACGGTCACATCTCCAAGCACATCAAATGTTGCTAATCAGGCTCTAGCAAGAGTCAGTAATTACTCTAGTGTTGTTAGTGTTAGTGGTAGTCAGTTTGGAAATTATGTAGCAGAAACCCCCGCAGTTACCCCTACTGCATTCATTACCCTAGAGGATAGTAGTGGTACAATCAAGAAGTATAAACCAACGAAGGGTGCTAACAATGAGAACAATGGCTCTACTGCAACAGAGGGAAGCAATGCTGTTGTGTTCTTCACGAATGTCGTAGGTGATACTGCAACTACTGCTGATAATCTAAGAGCAGTTATCGCAGGTTCTTCAGGTCACAACGGCACTCTCACAGTATCTAGAGTTGGAAGCACCGTTACTATCGTAGCGGCTTCAGCAGGAGACCAAGCAATCAGCAGTACAGGAATAAGTTCAGGGCTATCTTTAGGGGCATTCAGCACGAACGTCAGAAATATTACAGTTGGTTCAGGAGAGGCAGATGGCATCGGTGCTGGTAATAGCATATACGATAATACTGGAACATTGATAGGCACTGTTTCTAGTGTCAGTGGTAATTCCATAACTCTTGCAGCAGACCCTGCTACAACAGTCACATCCACCATATACAGAGACCAGCAGAAAGAGGCGTTGTATCTAGAGCAGATAGCGAAGGTGGGCATCTCTTTCAATAAGAACACCCTTACCTTCTATCTAAACAATCAACCTGTGAAAAGGGTAAAGGTGAACATAGGCAAGTTCAGGCTAGGAACTAGCGATTGTTATATCGGTCAAGATGGCAGTCTTAATGCAACAAATAGGAAAGCCACTCAATTCATGGGAGAGTTGTATGAGATAGCGTTTCACAAATCCGCTAATCCCTGTGCATCTATCACGACTCTAACTCCTAACTTCAGCGATACGCTGTTGTACTATACGTTTGGTGACTAAGATGGCGAAGGCAAACGGTACTATGGTCTATCCTCTAACAATAGAGGTCAATGAGTCTCTTGCTAACGAAGCCTATGCCAATATGACTACTGAGTTCTCTTCAGGAACGGCATTCAAGGATGTGTCTGTGAATCCAAAGTTGAAAGCGACATTCGTAGAGGCAGAGCAGAACGGAACTGGTAGTGCTACATCTGATGTCGTTGCATCGGCTATCTTCACTGAGATTAGAAAAGGGCCATGTGGAACTTCGATATCTAATGATAGAGCGGATATGATAGGAAACAGGATACTTCCACATAACAAGACCCTCACATCATATGCGACAAACAAGGAGATAACTCCACCATACAAAGTCAAGGTATTCGATGAAAACGCAAGCGAAGGAGAGACAAATAGAAAATTCGTATACTCAACAGTAACTAACAGTTCATCTGCACCTGCCACCGATACCCTTGCTCTAGATATAGAGAACTATGACTACTTCATTCTACTCAACCCTGAGATATACGACTCTACTACACAATCGGACACAGCAAGACCACACTTTGCTAAGATAACATCAATTGTCACGTTTGCTGACTTTGGAGATGGTCTAGAGTTTAGCCCCAAGTATCCCACACCGATACCCAAGGGAACTAACTTTGAGGTATTCAAAGGGCCAGCAAAGACAGCAACTGATGTCATGGCGGTTAGTTATGGTCTTCGTGGTGATAACCAAGCATCAACAGACAACTACGATGTCTTGAATCTAGTTGCCACACCTACGTTCTACTTCTACAATGAGAGATTAGAGCAAGATGACCAATTAGACTACATGGAGAAATACACTCTAACTAGACTTAGATGGTATGACTACTCTGCTTCTGTGACTATGACATCTAACACTGAAATAGCATTATACTCAGAGGGAAGTAGCACTGTCAAATTTACAACAAATGGCACATCTGAGACAGACAAGTTATGCGAGGGAATGTCTCTCTTTGACAGTGGAACAGATGAATGGTATGGTAATATCAAGGAGATAACGGGAAACGACATACATCTAGAGGTTGCATACAAAGCAAAGAGTGCAACAACGAACAATTTTACCGTGAAGATAGGAAAGGGAATACAGAACATAGTATTCAGAACTCATGCCAAGTTGAAAGGCACAATAGAAAGCATCAGTAGAACAAGATTGGATGCCACTCTCGTTGACCATCTCAGAACCACAGATGATGCTGATGGGAGTTTCGACCCGATGTTTTGGCACAAGGCATTTCCGAATATGAAGAGACACGAATCAGATAGCACCAGTGCTACTGCTTCGACCCTTGATGGCAATAGGAATGGCCCTTCACGATACATCACATCCGACCCAAGGCCGAGGAGAAACGACATCGTTCCTCTTGTCACCGATGTAATTGTCAATAGCCCACAGAATAAGATGAGTAAGATGTGCAAATTCAAGGCGATGAATAACTCAGGAATACTCCCTGAGAAGTATAAGGAGGGTCAGACTCTGAAGGTGATGAAGAACCTATTCTCAGATAATATGTCATTCAAGACACTTCCCTTCAAAGCAAGTAAGTCAAGCAGTGTTGGTAATAGCATAGAGTTCCATGATATGGATGATGCTCATGATTACAAATTATCCGAGAAACTACCGACAGACTCTATCATACTAGTTGATGGATACTACTACGTTGTAAATGCAGTTGCTGTAAAGAGCGGTACTACGCAGACACTTACAGTCAAGGCAAATAAAACACTACATGCAAACACATTCACCGTTTCTAATTCAGTTCATGAATTCTCAAATGCGACAGTTCAGATAGCACCTTGGACTGAGGTGTTGAATACAGAAGACTTTGACTCTGATACACAAGTGCATTATGCAGATGGAAACAGGTTGACAGTTTCAGGGACTACGATAAACAAAGAAGACAGCAAGTTGTATAATACGAAAGTAGTGTTTCCTAGAGTATCTACACATCAGAACACTGTTGACTATGTGGATAAGGACATGGAGTATGTCAAGTTTCAAGATGGTGATAGAAAGTTCTATCAGAACACCAGTAACTCTAGGTTCTACTATTATGAAGGAACATACAGTCTACAAGAAGAGGCTTTTGATGGCACAATTGAGTTGAGTGAGACAGAGACAGACAACGGACTTACACTGTTAACACTGGAAGGCAGAGACAACTCCTCCTCGTTATTGAATACCCAAGTGAATCAGAATCTTCTCTTCACCGAGGATATGATACATAGCACATTGAATCCAGTGATTCCCCTTTCCAACACTGAGACACTAACCAACGTTAGTGTGAGTGGAAAGGTGATTACCCACGCTTCAGGAGATAACTTCACTCCTACTGCCAAGATGCTTCTCTTCACTAGAAACACAGGGGTCTTCATTGGTGAGGTGGCATCTGCAACAGCCACAGAAATAACACTGACACACAAACCACTAGCACATATGTCTGCAACAACCAACATTTGGTATTACAACCCATTTACCGAAGTGACGTTCCTATCAGGAACTAAGGCATTAGGGAGCAATCCTGCTATAACATCTACAACTGACTTTAGGGGTGTGAGTGACAAAGGGGTTATTCTCCAAGATAGTTTCTCGTTCGATGTTAGCCTCAACAAAACAAAATTAGAGGGAACTTCAAACAGTGGTTCTTTCCTTGAGAACAGGACTCTAGGATATGACATTCAAAAGCCAATAAGCATTGATATCCTAGACAGTGGTGTTTCCACTGAAGATTCGGTCTTTGCCTTCCAGTTGTCAGATGAACTTGGAACATCTACGACAGATGTAAGCATGATGACTTTCGCATCAGAGAGATTCAACGTCTTGGATATCATAGAGAAGGATGACGGTGGTGCTAGAATGAGAATAGCACCTACTTGTCCTGTTGTCATGGGTAGGGTTGAGAATAACACATCGGATACCCGTACTGGTTTCTCCTTCTACTTGGTGAACAACGGCATCAATGACGGTGGTTTCCTACATAGATTTGACACAGGACATACTACCTCCGCTAATCTAGACTTGATTGCTTCTGATGATATCTACACACCAAGAGAGACATTCAGGTATTGGGACTTGCAGAAGTTCAGCAGTGGTACGATAAAGAAGACATCAGGTGGAATATACAACAGGAGTTCCAAGCAACAGAACATCAGGGGTTATGCAGTAGCGTATCCAATACTTGGCACTGGTGATGCACCTGCTTCCACCACACTTACCGAATCGTCAAGACCAATATTCGGAAGCAACATGGTAAACAGCAACTTTACGCATGTAAATACAGCAGGAAGTATATTTGATGCTACAACTGGTGTGTCAACCCTAGTTCCTCCAACTAGGATAATGGAGTCAAAAGTAAAACTAACTACGTTTCAGCCATTGATAGATTGGGAAAACCTAGATGGAAAGGCACAGGCGTATGAGTTATTTGCCACAGGAGATTTGTATCCATACTCAAAGTTGAGGTACAACAACATAGGAAGTCAGACACTCAACTACGATGACCTTGCATGTCTATTGGAAAGCGAAGGAGGTATATCTGCTACTGAAACAACACATTCTGAGTATGACGGTAAGAGCAAGTCAATGGATAAGACAGACAATAACTTTGAGAGGGCTTCGATAAAGGCAGCAAACAAGACGACTAATCAAATCAAGAGATTCGGTATTGCGAGACTAGTTGAAGCCACGTTCGATTGGCATTTCAATCCAGTTGATGCAGATTCTTTGGAAAACACCTCTGCGTATGAGGAGAACTATGGAACATATGCGTTGTTAAGAAGCAGAGAAGCAAGTAAAGACAATCTGAAGTTCTCAGTTGCGAGTGGTAGTGTATCTCTATCTTGGACTAATGGTGGCACACTTACCATACCCCCATACAGCACAATCTTCAATGCAAACAATGGTGAGTTGATTGCTACGACTGGTCTCAATTCACAGACAGTCAGTTCAACAGGAACTATCAATGCAACGATGCATAATTCAACAACTGCGACAAATGTGGAGGCATATTTGATTCCTGAGTATGGTAATTCAAATGCAGCACCCTTTTTCACAGTGGATGGATTTGATACACTAAAGTCAACAAACAGTTCTGATGTAATGGATATGAGTAAAATCATACTAATCAGACCCAACTACAAGGGAAGCGACTCTACGGATATACTCGATGCTGTTCACTCATTCAAATATGCTAGATTGACAAATGGTGATGGCACTCCTAATGCCTACAACCCTCCGGGTGTTCTACTGCCATTCATATTCAATGCAGAGCGCAATTCGGCAGATACTGCTGCTGAACTTTTAAACGCAAGAAAATCTCCATATCACGATAGCCAGCAGTGGAGCAATAGCCTATTTCCTAATCCTCCTTACCTCCACCTATCTAGAGTCTTAGCAGGACTCATGCAGAACTTCAGGGGAAGCAGCACACTAACAACCACTTCCAAGATGGGATATGCAGACAACGTGCATCCCTATGAAAACTGCATCGCTGTATTCCGTGATATCAAGAAGATAAGTTCAGTCGGCCCTGATGTTCCTGAAGACATGTTTCAGACTAGTTGCTTCTTGGGAACTAGACCGTTTATAGGTATTTACAATAATTACCAAGGAGGCACTTTTACTACACCGAATGATTTTGACCAGCACACGCCTAATACTATGGTGTATGCTGTTTCTACTGGTAATTTCAAAGCAGTAACTGGAACTCATACGTTGGAGACAAAATCCTCAACAGGCGATGCTATATCAGGAAGTAATGCTAATTCTGTTACAACAGGAGTTCCCACTTATTTCATGGACAAGAAGAAAGGAGATACGGTCTCCACAAGCAGGGTGCAGAATCACGTTGACCTAACATCCAATGATGGTGGTGGAGTCTACTCAGCAAGAATGCTAATCAAACCCCTCATCAATACCTCAGATGGAAATGTCACACTCAGCAATGGCAATAGAACGCTAACGATAGACTTGGATGATGTTGACTCTGCACACAGTTGGTTGGAGTTCGCTCCTAATCTAACAGGATACTATCTCGTAGGCAACAGAGGCATAGAGTCTAGCAACGAGACTAGTCTTGGTTCTAATGATATATCAGGAGGAAATAAAGATACATTGGGTATATCATCCAACGACACATTGAACATCGCATACATGGGTAAGATAGTAAGTCATACTCATTCAACAAGCAGTGTCAGTGACTCATCTAGAGTACACACCATAATACTAGACGAAGCAATTTATAGTGGAGCAGGAGGAAGTGAATTACCATTCTTCCGCCTAATGAGATTAGCAGAGACAACATTCAGAGACACACCGAACGAGATAGTCTTGAACCAGTTATTCAGCACAGGCTTGGACTACACAGAAACCTCAAGTGGGTATAGAACAGGCACTCTCGGTAATCCTAACTATCTAGGCTTTGCTGAGAATCATCAACATACAAATGAAGGGGTATTCAGTGCATATGTATTGCTGAATCTAGATTCTGCACCATCTCCTGCTGTTGTTGAAGGCGCACATGCCTGTCAGTCTGCTTTCAGCAGGACATTCCGAGAATCAGTAGAGATGCTACCATACAATGACGGGGATACATTTGAGGTGATGGTATCTGATGGTGAGACTAAATATGTGAAGACAATGACTGTTGATTTGACTCTGAATAGCACAACAGCAGGGATAAGAAGAAATAAGTTCAGGCTTACATACGATGGTGTCCTAAACGGCAAGGGTGTTGTTTCGTTTGGAGAAATAATAAATCTAGAACTCAGAAGAAAACCAAGTCTGCAAAACATAACGGCTTGCCATATTGGAACAAGTATGATTATCGGTGAGGAGATAGAGACCCATATGGATAAGATAATCAGGGATGCAGGAATGACTTCGGACTTGATACAGACACAATCAGAGTTCACAGGAAACATAGTCCAGTCTGTTGCTAACAATCTCATCACATGTAAAGCAACAGTTGAGAATCTAGAACAAGGGGATGTAATCTACACGCATGAGGGATACCCGATTGGAGTGGTTGGTTCTGTGTCGGGAAGTATCATTACAGTTACCGATGTTCATACTGATGGAGATGTTGATTTATGGTTCAACCCTGTTCTTAATGATGAGATAATTAAGAGAAATAAGAAGACTTTCATCGCAACCAATAATTTCAGTAACAAGCCAGCATATGAAACTTTGAATGAAATGGCAGGAAAGAAAGGATTGGATTTTAAAGTTAGAAACAAAAAAGTGGTATTTCGTGACTTAAAATCAAAAGCCTTAACGAGAAAACAGACAATTTCCTATGGAACACATAGAATCTTCTCTGTAAAGAAAAACAGTTCATTGTTTGCAAAGGCGAATAAAGTGACAGTTGTAGGTGATAAAATCTCTACAACCGTTGAAAGAAATGTCAAAGGAAAGGGAACACATATCACATTTGTTGACCCAACTCTGAGGAACATATCAGATGTGAAAATAAAGGCGAATGAACTACTAGAACTACATAATCAGGATTCTAGAAAAATAACTCTGAACCTTGAGAAGAAGGGATTAGAAACTCTAGAAGCAGGAGATGTAGTTTATCTAGATATGACACAGCATGGTATACCTGCGGGTGACTATATGATTTTTGAGATAGAGAATGTCTTATCGAGTCAATTGACCATGACAGTTGGGACTTTCGATATGACTATTGCCGAGAGACTAGCAGAACTAGGTTCAAAGCAGCGTTCTAACAGTTCAACACTTTTCAGTAGAAATGCAGAAAGTGTTTCCACTGGTCTATCTCTTAGAGATTCTATATCGTTAAAGACTACACTCGTTCAGTATACAATCACTGGCAGTGGGGAGAGTTCAAACATGGGTTTCGATGACCTTGTAGGTTTCAGTGAGGAAGTAGGATTTGAGAATACAGGAAGTCAGGTAATAGGGTATTATACAAGTGAGGATTAAAGATGACAGTAGTGAACGAAGGAGCAGCAGATATTGCGGATTTGATAAAGGACAACTACCAAGTGGTAGCGATTGGAGATGGAAGAGATACAACCTCTGCTAGTCAAGGGGGATTGAATAACTTCACATTTCAAAAGACTGGACAAGTGCCTACCGTTGTGGGGTCTACTTTGATTTACAATGTAGATTTTACAGGAGCGCAGATACCAGCATCAGGAGTCTCAGAAATAGGCATTTTCAAGAACGGAACTACCAATGGAAACGGCACGTTATTGAGCCGAGTCACCTTCACGAATACTGGTGTTGTTGCAAGCGGTGACACTGTTTCGTTTACAATAAGAGTAGAGGTGGATAACTAATGACATCAAATCCGGGTATTATCTCGACACTAGCAACCAACCCTTCTAGCACACAACTGAAGGATGGGACAGATAACATACACTCAGGAATAATCAAGGCACTGAATGTCGCTAGTGGTGAAGACAGGGGAATAAGCGGGTTTGCATTGACTCAAGGCACAACGAACAGTAGAACTCATTTTCAAGTTGCTGAAGGTAAGATACTCAGACAAGGAAAACTATTCACAGTTCCAACTGACACACTCCCTACCACTGTTGCTACTATCGCTGCTAATTCAAATGACTGGTATGGTTTGATTGTTGTCTGCGATGGAACAGAGAGTGGTGAAGACCCTAACACCTTGAAGTGGAGACACGGTGCTGTTACGGGTAAAGCAACTACATCTGCTGCTACTGTTGCAGAACTGAAGGGTGGAGACATACCGCTCATATTGGTAAAGATAGATACAGCAGATAACAACAATGCCACCAACAGATTGCACCAGTATCTGTTCTATCCTCAAGCAAGCAGGGAGTTCTCAGCATTGAACTCAGGCTCAGAGACAATGAAGATAAACGCTGATGGAACTTTTGAGAAGTCAGGAAACACTGGAAAGATATCACTACCTGCTGTTGGTAGCAGTAACAGGACTCTAGTAACTGATAATCAAATCACAGGTCTAGGTGCTAGTAACTTAGCAACCAATGCAGTAACTAATGTTAAGATACTCAACGGAGCAGTGACAGAAACGAAGTTAGGAACTGGTGCTGTTACAACCACTAAGATTGCAGACGGGAATGTTACGACTGCTAAGATTGCAAGTGATGCAGTGACCTATGACAAGATACAAGACATAGGTACTGCAAACAGGGTATTGGGTAAGGCTTCCACTGGAACTGTGGAGGAAGTTCAAATCACCTCTGCAATGATAACAGATGGAACAATAGCAACAGGAGATGTCGCTGACGATGCTATAACATATGCAAAGATGCAGAACGTATCTGCTACAAACAGAATACTAGGAAGAGACTCCTCCGGTGCAGGAAACGTAGAGGAGATAACTCCTGCTAATCTAGTGACCATGCTTGGTATAGAAGCGGGTGCAGATGTCACGGCTACAAACAATGTAAGGAATGCATTGCACAATGCGAATCTAGGAACTTTCAGTCTTGGTGATTCAAACGATACTATCAGTGTGGGGAACTTGTCTATCGGTGGCGACCTGACTGTTAGCGGCACTACAACTACTGTACTCTCAAACACTGTCAATATAGGAGACAGCATAATTACTCTAAACTCAGATGAAACGGGTGCGCCATCGGAAAACGCTGGTATAGAGGTAGAGAGAGGAAACCAAACCAATAAGACGTTGATTTGGGATGAGACTAACGATAGGTGGACAGTTGGTTCAGAGACATTCGTTGCAGGTACATTCATTGGAAATGTGACAGGAACTGTATCGTCTGCTACTGCCCTAGCAAACGCTAGGAACTTCCAACTGTCGGGAGATGTGACATCTAGTGCAGTATCCTTTGATGGCTCAGGGAATGTCACACTGTCCACTGCTATTGGAGCAAACACAGTAGGTGCAACTGAGATACAAAGTGGTAGTGTGGGAACTACTCAACTAGCAAACCTAAGTGTGACTACTGGAAAGATTGCAGATTCCGATGTCACCACTGCTAAACTAGCGAATGATGCTGTGACCTCTGCTAAAATTGCAGACGAAGCCATTCTAACTGCCATGATACAGGATGACCAAATCACGGCTGCTCTGATGGCTGATAATGCAATTCAAACTGCTGCGATAGCAGACAGTGCCGTAACGAATGCCAAACTATCAGGCAGTATTGCACAGAGTAAGATTACAGGACTAACATCGGCATTGAGTGGAAAAGAGCCTAGTCTAACGATAGGAAGTGGTTTGGACAGAACAGGCTCAACCTTGAAGGTCAAGATTGACGACCTAACCACTGAAAATGGTATAGACCTAACACAAGATTTCTTGGTTTATCATGACAATAGCAGTAGCAGTCTGAAGAAGACTACACTCGCTAATCTCTTCGATAAACTAGTAGCAGGAGACATACCAAACCTAAGTGCTAGTGCAATTACTGGCGGAACGTTTGCCACCGCTAGAATACCAAACATAGCAACTAGCAAAATCACCAGTGGGACTTTTGGTACATCTAGAATAGCAGATGATGCAATCACTTTCGACAAGATACAGAATGTTAGTTCCAACGTTTTACTAGGAAGAACAACTAGTAATACTGGCTCAGTGGAAACTCTCACTGCTGCTCAAGGAAGAACTCTTCTAAACGTAGACCCATCAGGAACAGACAACTCCACAAATGTCACTCTAGCAGGAAGTCGAAACTACCTCACGATAAGTGGTCAAGCCATAACGCTAGGAGAAATAGACATCAGTGATGACACCAACTTAGTAGCAGGAACAAACATCTCGTTGTCAGGAGACACACTAAACGTAGATACCGATTTGGCTAATTATAGCAACAGTAACTCAGGATTCCTAACTGCACATCCTACGATAAGCAACGCAGCATCCTCTGTCAATAACTCAGGAAGAACCTACATACAGGATATAACTCTAGATTCAAACGGCCATATCATAGGAATAGCATCTGCAACTGAAACAGTAACAGATACACAATACAGTGTTGGGGATGGAGGACTAACACAAAACAACTTCACTAACGCACTGAAAAGCAAACTAGACGGAATAGAAGGCAATGCTAACTTCTTTGTTCTGCAAAAAGCAACGGACTCTGTTCTTGGTGGAGTCAAAGTAGGAACTAATCTATCCATAAACAACACCACAGGGGTTCTCTCTGCTGATACGCAGTCTGATGTCAACTTCACTTCAGCATTGAACAGCAAGTTAGCAGGTATAGCAACGGGAGCAACTGCTGGTGCAGACTTTGCAAGTAACGTATCGAATATCTCAGTCACCAATGCACAACTAGCCGGAAGCATAGCAAACAGCAAACTCGCTAATTCATCTGTAACAGTTAATGGAAGCACAGTTGCGCTAGGTGGAAGTATTACCCTGACAACTGCGAATGTAGCAGAGGGAGCGAATCTATACTATACAGATGAGAGAGTAGATGACAGGGTAAATGCTCTGATTGTTGATGGAGAGGGAATCACTACAACATACAACGATGGTGGAGGAACTCTGACAATAGACGCAGAGGATGCCACGGCAACAAACAAGGGCGTTGCTTCATTTGCTGCTGCTGACTTTGATATCACTAGCGGGGCAGTGAGCATAAAATCCGGTGGTATAAGCAATGCACAATTAGCAGGTTCTATTCCAAATGACAAACTCCTAGACATAGCACAGGGCAAGGTCACTGGATTAGTGTCTGCTTTGAGTGGAAAGGTAGGTAATCTAAGCGATTTGAGTATCACTGCATCTGCTGCGGAAATAAACATCCTAGATGGAGTAACAGGAGTATCTGCTGCTGAGATTAATCATCTAGATGGAGTGACATCTTCTATACAGACTCAACTCAATGCAAAGCAAGCGGCTGGTAACTACCTAACTACGTCTGCTACTATCGCAGACCTCGCTGGTATAACTGCTTTAGACACAGACATCACTGCTGTAAGTGGTAGCCATGATACTATTCCATCTGCTAAGGCTGTGAAGAGTTATGTCGATTTAGTTTCATTCGATGCAAATGACACACAATATACATTCAGTGTTGAGGATGGAAGCACTAACACAAAGAGGTTGAAACTAACAGGAACTGATGGTAGTTTCACTTCTGTAAACTTTGAAGGTAGTAACAATATCAGTGTCAGTAGAATCAATGAGAGAATAATAATGGATTTGTCACAGCCGTTGATAAATGGTGTTTCTTTTAGCGGAAACACATTATCTCTAGCAAAGACGGATGGTAATACTCTAACGACAACAATACCTGATGCAACAACATCTGTTCATGGATTGATGACTGACACCCAATTTGATAAACTGGCAGGAATCGAGGCTTCAGCAGATGTCACTGACAAAGCGAATGTTGTCGCATCTCTCGCACTTCTTGATGAGAGCGATACTCTCCATATTGGTGATGCTGGCAATGATACTACTGTTCGTGTCCGTGGTAATCTCTTTGTAGACGGCACTACCACTACGGTAAACCGAACAGAGGTAAACGTACAGAATGCATTTGTATTTGAAGGCACGACTGCTGATGCACATGAAACCACTCTATCCATAGTTGACCCAACTGCTGACAGGACAATCAGCCTACCGGACATAAGTGGTACTCTGATTACTACTGGTGATACAGGGACAGTATCTTCAGGTATGATTGCAACAGATGCAATAACAAACGTCAAGTTAGCCAACAATGCTGTTGATACTGCTGAGATAGCAGATAGTGCAGTTACTGCTATCAAGATGGCAACTGGAAGCGTGGTTACTTCTAGACTAGCAGATGCAGCAGTCACCACTGCTAAGATTGCTCTTGGAGGTGTGAATACTGCAAGACTCGCTGATGATACGGTTACTCCTGCTAAGATAAGCGTATTAGATGACAACGTAGTGGGACTCCAAACGCATATCCTGATTGGAGATGGTGGTGACTTCCACAACTATGCATTGTCAGGTGACATCACTATGACAAGTACAGGTGTCACATCAATTGGTAGTGGTAAAGTAACAACATCGATGTTAGCAAGCAATGCTGTCGCATTTGACAAACTACCAACATTGACTGGCCCTGCATTCATTGCTAAGAGTGACAGTGGAACAGGAAATGTAGGGTCAGTTAGTGCTGCTATTGCTAGAAACATGTTGAATGTAGAGAATGGTGCTGATGTAACTGATGCGACAAATGTAGAGGCAGCAGGAGCAGTGATGGATTCTGACTTCACATCTAACGGATTACTTAGAAGAACAGGTGCAGGGAGTTACACAGTAGTAGAGGTTGACTCTTCAGGACATCCTGACATATCAGCAGCAAACAGTAGCAACAACAGTGGAAGAACATACATACAGGATATTACTGTTGATGCTAATGGTCATGTAACACATATCAACACTGCTACCGAGACAGTGGTAAAGAGAACACAAGAGGAGATTGAGGACTTCGTTGGTGGAATGGTCACAGGCAATACTGAGACATTCATTACAGTAACATATCAAGATGGGGATGGTACACTTGACTTCGTAGTTCCAGTTCTTGATGAAGATAACTTGAACTCAAACTCCGATGCACATCTCGCTACTCAACAATCAATCAAGACTTATGTGGATAACCAAGTATTGAGCCTAATAGATTCTGCTCCTGCTACCTTGAACACACTAAATGAACTAGCAGCAGCGATAAACGATGACACTAACTTCTCCAATACCGTCACAACTGCTCTAGGCAACAGATTGAGAGTTGATACCGCTTCACAGGGACTTAGTGGAACACAGCAATCCAATGCTAGAACTAACCTGAATGTGGATGTCGCAGGGACTGATAACTCAACAGATGTGACTCTTGCATCTGTGTCAAACAACTATCTCAGTATCTCAGGACAGGCTATCACTGCTGGAACTGTGCCTATCTCACTGGGAGGAACTGGGGCTACTTCAGCATCTGCGGCTAGAAGTGCATTAGGTGTTGATGCTGCTGGCACAGATAACTCAACAAATGTCACACTAACTGGTAGTGGAAACTACCTAAGTATCAGTGGACAAGCAATCACAGTTGACCCAATAGACATCTCAGATGATACTAACCTAACTGCTGGAACTGGTTTGACTCTAAGTGGAGACACACTGAACGTAAATGCTGCACAATCAGGAATAACAAGTGTTGGGACATTATCTTCTCTAACTGTATCAGGAGATTTAACAGTAGATACAAACTCACTATATGTAGATAGCACACAAAATCGAGTAGGTATTGGAACAGCAAGCCCCGGATACAAACTACAAGTAGAAGGCTCATTCGCTGCACAAACCAAGTCTTTCGTTATTCCACATCCTACACAAGAAGGCAAGACACTACAACATGGTTCTCTTGAAGGGCCGGAACATGGAGTGTATCATAGAGGCAGACTAGAAGGAAATGTGATACAACTACCTGAGTATTGGACAGAGTTAGTTGATGAGGATACAATCAGTGTTCAATTGACTGCTAATGGTGACTTCCAAATGCTCTATGTAGAAAAGATAGAAGACAACCAAGTGTTCGTGGCTAATGCAGCAGATGAAGGCATCGACTGTTTCTATCTAATTCATGGTGAGAGGAAGGATGTTGGAAAGATGGAGGTTGAATACTAATGGCTAACTCAGACAAGGACATTCTAATTACACCAAACACAGGACAGAGTGCAAAACCAAAGATAGAAGTTACTGGTGCTAATGATGCAACCAAGGCAATCGAAGTCAATGATGATGGTTCTCTGACATTCAACTCCACGATAGCAGCAACATCAGGTTCTGTTGCTGATGGCAATGCTAACTTAGTCACTGGTGATGCTGTATTCGATTACATAGCAGCACAGGGTTTCACTACGGAAGTTGGAGACATAACTAGAGTGATTGCAGGTACTGGATTATCGGGCGGAGGGACATCAGGTGATGTCACACTAACCAACGCAGGTGTTACTTCGATTGTCGCTGGAAATCACATATCGATTAGTGGTGGAACAGGTGCAGTAACGATAACAGGAACTGCTGACACTAACACACAATTGAGTGACTCAGAAGTAGAAACTGCATACAACAGTCAAGTTGCAGCAGTTAGTACACAAGAGAAAACAGATGGAACTTCAACTGCTGTTAGAAGATTCACCCCTGCTGATATCCATAGTATGATTGACACTCACCAATCAGACACTGATACTCAACTTAGTAACTCACAGGTAGAGACTGCTTACAATGCTCAAGTGGGTCAGGTAAGTTCGACTGAGAGAACAAATGGAACTGAAACAGGAATCAGAAGATTTGCTCCTGCTGATGTCAAGAGCATGATAGATACTCATCAAACCGATACTAACACACAACGCACTAACACAGAGATTCAGTCTGTTGTAGGAGCGATGTTCAGTGGTAACACAGAGACAGGAATATCTGCAACATTCCAATCAGGTGATGGAACTATCGACCTAGTTGTTTCATCTGTTGGGGATACAACAGGAAACGCAGCAACTGCGACTGCATTGGAAACTGCACGAACAATAGGAGGAGTATCATTTGATGGAACTGCAAACATCAACTTACCCGGAGTAAACACAGCAGGTAATCAGAATACCAGTGGGAATGCAGCAACATCTACTCTTGCAAGCACAGTGACAGTATCTGATAGCACTGCTAACACTAACTTCCCCGTTGTATTCCACGATGAATCCAATGCACTTCTAGATGACACAAACGCATTGAGGTACAATCCTTCAACTGGAACTCTTCTCGTTCCTAACTTAAACGTAGCAGGAACTACTACACAGGTAAACACTGTGACAATGGAGGCAGCAAATGCCGTTGTATTTGAGGGAGCGACATCAGATGACTTTGAGACAACCCTCACAATCGTAGACCCTACTGCTGATAGAACCATATCTCTACCAAACGCAGGTGGAACAGTAGCAGTGTCTGCATCAGGTGGTATTGCCCTATCAGCATTAGGAAATATCACTGCCAACCTATCTGCTTCTCACATTCCTACATTAAACGCATCAAAGATAACAGCAGGAACGTTTGGGACTGCAAGAATACCCACATTAAACACTTCAAAAATAACCGCAGGAACATTCAACGATAATAGAATAGCAGAGAGTAACGTCACACAGCATCAGGCTGCTCTTTCAATAACAGAGTCGCAAATTAGTGATTTACAGTCTTATCTTACTTCAGTGCCGAATCAAGCAGCCAGTATAATAACTTCAGGAACTTTTGCAGATGCAAGAATCGCTGAATCAAACGTTACTCAACATTTGGCTGCTGGAACAGGACTTTCCCTATCAGGTAAGACATTCAGTGCAAACCTATCTGCTTCTGATATACCAAACCTAGCAGCGTCTAAGATTACATCAGGAACTTTCGCAACTGCAAGGATTGCTGATGACGCTATCACAAATGCAAAGATGGCAGATGATGCAATAGATAGTGACCAACTAGCAGATGGCTCTATTGATGCTGTTCATCTTAATGTCACAGCAGCAGCAGATAGTGGTGCAGATAATTATCTACTTTCCTACAATCATGCTGGTGGAAACTTTACTTGGGTAGCATCAGGTGGAGGCGGAGAGAACAATCAGAATGCCTTCAGTAATGTAGCAGTAAGTGGACAGACGACTGTTGAAGCAGATTCAACGACTGATACACTAACTCTTGCGGGTGGCTCAAACGTCACTATAACAACGAATAGTGATACAGTAACTATTGCAGCAACAGATACTAACACACAACTCTCTACCGAGCAGGTTCAAGACATCGTAGGAGCAATGTTCTCCGGTAACACTGAAACAAGAATAACTGCTGATTATCAGGATGGTGACGGAACTATCGATTTGGTAGTAGACGACATGACCGCAGATACTAATACATTTAGAACCGTAACAGCAGGAGGAAACACATTAGGTTCTACCGAAACATTAGCGTTTACTGCTGGAACAGGTATCACTATTTCTGAGAGTGGTGGTGCAGTAACAATCACTAACTCTGTTTCTGATACTAATACCTTCAGAACAGTTACTGCTGGTGGCAATACATTAGGGTCAAGTGAAACTCTTGCTTTCACGGCAGGAAGCAATGTCAGCATATCAGAATCAGGTGGAGCAGTTACCATTGCATCTACCGATACCAATACCCAACTAAGCACAGAGCAGGTTCAGGATATCGTAGGTGCGATGTTTGAAACAACAAACACTGAGAGTGGAATCGCTGTTACATATCAAGACACAACAGGAGACATAGACCTAGTTGTTGGAACTCTGAATCAAGACACAACAGGTAATGCAGCCACTGCAACCGCACTTGAAACAGCAAGAAACATCGGAGGTGTCAGTTTTGATGGAACAGCCAATATCAATCTACCCGGTGTGAATACTGGCGGTAATCAAGATACAAGTGGAAATGCTGCTACCGCAACAGCACTAGAGACTGCAAGAAATATTGGTGGTGTTAGTTTTGACGGAAGTGCAAACATAAATCTGCCCGGAGTTAACACTGCTGGCAACCAAAACACAAGTGGTAATGCTTCTACTGCTACATTAGCATCGACAGTCACGGTATCAGACAGTACAGCAAACACAAACTTCCCTGTTGTATTTCACAATGAGTCGAATGGCCTACTGGATGATACTGGTGCTTTGAGATACAACCCAAGCACAGGAACATTACTTGTTCCTAATTTGGATGTAGCAGGAACGACAACCATTGTTGATACAGTGACGATGGAAGCGGCTAATGCAATAGTGTTTGAAGGAGCAACTTCGGATGCTAACGAGACAACTCTAACCATAACTGACCCAACAACAGACAGGACAATTACACTTCCAAATGCATCAGGGACAGTAGCCGTATCCGCATCAGCAGGGATAGCACTATCTTCTGCTGGTGATATAACAGCAAATTTGTCTGCTTCACATATTCCTAATTTGGCTACAAGTAAAATCACATCCGGCACATTCGCAGATGCACGAATTGCTTCTTCTAACGTCACACAACATCAAGGTGATATTACTTCTCTTGGGACTCTAACGGCTCTTACTGGTGGAACAGGAGATTTGGTTTGGGACACAAATGGATTAGTTGTAGATTCTTCTGCAAATAAAGTCGGGATAGGTCATGCAACTCCCGGTCACAGACTCCATGTTGCCAGTCCTCCCGATGATGCAGGTGACTATGCCATCTATGCAGAAGAAGGAACTGACAACTACGTTGGATTGGTCAACAGGCATTCAGCAAATAGGAGAACAGCCGTCTTCTATCGAAACATACACGCAGACTTCACGGCTCAACCTATGGTCGAGATGCATAACGACCATGCAAGTGATGACCAAACCGTGTTAAAAATTACACAAGATGGCTCAGGTGATGCAATAGCGGCATCCGTAAATGATGATGACGCACTAGAATGGGTTGCAGAATTGAGAAATAGACCAAACCCACAATCACCCACTACCTTTGGTGCGGGTATCAAACTAGCATTGTCTAGTGGCTCAGGTAATGAGTTATTGAAATATGCAGGAATGGCCGCAGTTAAGTCACCTGATTTGAATTACAGTAGAAGGGTAGATGCGGCTTTCTATACACAGACTGATGCTAGTGGTGGAAACGACCCAACAGAGAAGATGAGAATCACAGGTGATGGTAAGGTCGGAATAGGCACTACAACTCCAAGCGAGGCACTTCATGTAGTCGGTGACATCAAGGCATCTGCTCATTTGCATGGAACAAGACTCAACATCGAAAGCACTGGTTATGGTTCTATTGAGATGGGTGGGCCTAATGGTGCTTTCATAGACATGAAGAACCCATTCTCTGATGACTTCGATGCTCGGTTAATCACAGATGGAGATGGGCTTGACATCATCATGGCAGGTGCAAGCAAGGATATTCGTCTGATGACAAATGGGACTGAGAGAGTCAAGGTAACAGACGCTACATCGTATTTCGCCAACGATGTCGGCATAGGCAATACAAGTCCCGCTACTAAATTAGATGTGACTGGAAGCATAACTGCAAGTAATACGAGTCAATCAGGAGGAGTTGGTCTTACCTTAGAGAACAGTGAAGGAAAGTTCTTCCTCTATACGGATGGCGGTAGTCTAGTAGTCAAAGACTTCGCTGGTGATGACACATACCCATTCAAGATAGAAGGTACGGCACAGAACGACACTCTAGTTGTGAATACTGGCGGGGATGTCACCATCAAAGACCAACTTACATTGGGTTCTGAGATTATACACTCAGGCGACACCAATAATAAAATCGCATTCGGCACAGATACGCAGTCTTTCCAAACAGGAGGAACTGCTAGATTCAATATCAGTGATTCAGGATTGCAGATTGGAAGCGGGGCTAGAGTCACAACAATCAACACAGGATTCTCAGACAATAACACTTCCTTGATGACTTCAGCAGCCATCAATGACAGAATAGAATCTTTCGGCTACATTACTTCTCAAATGACATTTGTTTTGGAAGACGATGATGGTACTGAGGTATCAATATCAAATGCTGAAGAGATTAAGTTCCACAGTGGAAATACGAGTATAGACATCAACTATTCTGATATATCTCCGGGTTCAGATGCAGACCCATTTGATTTGGATTTCAGAACAATATTCGCTCCTTATCTAAGGACAGATGATGATAGGGACTTTGCTCCTGAAGACTTGGCAAATAACATTAGAGAACTATCAGGAAGGTTCTCAACAAAAACAGGATTAGAGGATGGTGAAACCACCAACGCTTCTGATTATGTTGATGTTTTAGTATTAGACACATTCACAGGACATACAGGTGGAGATGCAAACATATTGGCATTCGCCAAGACTAGCACAAAGAGAATATATCACTACCGAGCAGACCAAGATGATGAGAATTGGGGAACTGCTTCTACTATTGCATATACAAGTGATGTTCCAACAAACAACAACCAACTAACAAATGGTGCAGGTTTTACAACTAACACAGGTACAGTAACAGGGGTCACTGCTGGTACTGGTCTAACAGGTGGTGGAAGCAGTGGCGGAGTAACTCTCAATGTTGTTGGTGGAACTGGTATAACTGCAAATGCAAATGATATGGCAATAACGGCTGCACAAACAGGAATAACCTCAGTTCTGAACTCCTCGTTGAAGTTAGGATATGGAGCGTCTGATGCTTACATCAACTTCGGAACTGATAATCAGATTGAGTTTGCAATAGACAATGCGAATCAATTGATACTTTCGGATGGTCTATTCAGACCTGCGGGTAGCAATGACGTAGCATTGGGAGATGATGCAAAGAGATGGTCAAATGTATTGACTCACGGTTTGAGTCTTGGAGGTGGTGGAACTGCAACTATGACCGCTATCTTAGATGAAGACGACATGGCTTCTGATTCTGATACTGCTTTGGCAACTCAACAGTCTATCAAAGCATATGTTGATTCAGAGATATCAGGAGTAGGTGGTGGAAGCGGAGACATTACCGCAGTTGTAGCAGGTAATGGTCTAACTGGTGGAGCAACTACTGGTTCTGCAACACTCAACATTGGTGCAGGAACTGGTATTGATGTGACCGCAAACGCAATTGCAGTAGACGTATCTGACTTCATGACTAATGGAGCAAACAACAGAATCGTAACTGCAACAGGCACAGATGCCATGAATGCAGAATCAGGTCTTACTTGGAATGGTAGTACACTAGTAGTAAATGGTGGAACAGGAGATGCAGTGTTATCACTAAGGGCAGATTCAGACAACTCAGGTGAATTAGACCAACCATACATGGAGTTCATGTTAGATGGAGGTACAATACACTCATCCATTGGACACTCATCTGATGTATTCCACAATGACAGCACTGACAATAACACACTTATTATCGCTAACTCAGTAGCAACTAACGATTCAGGTTCAGGAATAGTTCTCAAAACAGGAAACTCAGCAGGACATGAGAATGCTGTTGAAAGAATAAGAATAGCACCTACTGGTGCTATTAAGTTCAACGATGAATACACATTCCCTACATCAGACGGTAGTGCCAATCAAGTGCTACAAACGAATGGTAGCGGCACATTGTCATTCGCTACGGTAAGCAGTGGAGGAGGCAGCAGTGGTAGTGCAGGTGCAAAACCAACCGTGTATATGGATGCGGGTAACGTCAATGTCACCACAACAGAAGTAACTATACCATTTGATACTGAGGTATTAGACCCTGATAACAATGCATCATCAACTACTGATGGACATATCAGACTTGCTGCTGCTGGCTTATATGAGATTTCATATTCCATACCCATAAACGATGACGCTCCAAGCGGAGACAGTGGTGCTGATAGAACGAGGATATTCGCCTTTGTTCAACATGATGACAATAACTCATTCTCTTCACCAACAACTATCGCACAGTCAAGGTCACAAGTCTATACGAGAGAAAACTCAGGTGGTTCAGGTCTTAGCACTTCATTCATCTATGACCATACCGCTAACGATTACATTAGAATAAGAATAGATGCAGAGAGAACGACAAACATATCCACTGAGACGGGAGAAGCACAGATTAGCATAAGGATGCTATCTACTGCTTCTGAGACTATTGTTATCACTGCTGAAGAATCAGACGACTACATCACTTCTGAACCTGCTGCTGGTAACGCCAATGGTTTCTTCCCTTCATACGGTAATGGGGCGCATAACACAACCAAGTCTTCCAGTGGAAGTGACTTTGGTATTGTTATACCCGTTGATTGTACTCTAACGAGAATTGATTTAACTTTCGGTAACAAAGGCAGTGAGACAAACTCATCTAATCAGACGATTACAGTATTCAAGAACAGGTCTGCATCTACTACGACAATGACATACAATGCAAGCGGTAGTGGAGGTAATGCGTTTACGAGGTCTTTCACATCCTTCAGTGGTAATGGAACATCTTATTCCGCAGGTGATACATTCAACTTGAGGGCAACTGGATTGGCAGGATATGGAGATACACAGGTTGGCCCTGCGAGAATGACAGCGACATTTACGGTATCGTGAGGTGATTAAATGGCAATAGGAGAACACGGAGAAGAAATAACGATTAGCATGGAAGAAGCAATGGCAAAGGTCAGGTCAACAAGAGACTCAATGTTAGAGATGTATGTAGACTATTATCAATCAAAGCCTATGCTTTGGAACGCATTGACAGATGATGAGAGACAACAGTTGACTGATTACAGACAGGCACTTCTTGATTGGCCTGAAGTAATACAACAGATATATGGTGATACTCCACCTAACTCATACTCCAAGTATCAACCATATCAACCTGATTTCTTTCAGAATCACCCAAGAGGTATAATGTTCGTAGACCCACAATCTCCATTGGGTAGAACGCTAAATGGAAACTAAGCCTTCTTCTTTCTTCCTTTCTTTTTAGGTGTCAGGATATTCCTAGCAGTTTGCGAACAGAAACGAATCTTCTGTGTAGATTCCAACTTCCAAAACGAATCTCTTTCTAACCCGAACTTATCCTCAATGTGACAGCACAACTCATACCTACTCATCTTAGCAAAGTCATCATCAATCTCCAAACCAAGAACTGGCCCTTCAGGATGGTCGAGTTTCTTATCTAACCAAACGTATGTATTTCCCATCAATGCAATAAGTTTCCTGATTAGCCACTGTTTCATTTCTTAGCCTCCGTCTTCTTTTTCTGCTGCTCTATGAACTTCCTGTATATGGCTGCTTCCTTAGTCTTACCCATCTCTCTTGCTCTTTGTTCCATTGCTATTGCAGCCTGAGTCTTATGTGCATGGCTTCTATCGCTTCTTCTTATCTTGGCTACTGATTTCCTAGATGTCTCCTCATCCTTGAATCCTAATCCATGAATAGTTCCTTTTGGATTCTCATCAGTATACAAATCAGAATGCTTCTTTGAGTTTCTTCTTTGTCCTTTCTTTCTTGGGATACGAGGTGCTTTTACTGTGTCGAACCAACTCATACATATGCCCCACAATAAGTGCAGAAGCATCCTTGTTTTGAAAACACGATTGGTCTAATCCATTCACAAGTGATACATACGCCTAAGTCGAACTCACTTTTCATGGTCTGAACCTACTCCAACACCACAGCCCACGACACAGTTCCCATATAATCATTCATCATCCCATTCTTTGAACATCTCTTCTAGGCATCGTAGAAACATAGCACTGTTTGATTTACTCATTTAAGCACCCCATTTTAGATATGCTATACCAGCAAAGGTGAGAAACAACATCACTATACCTAACGGCATAAGATTGATTTCTATTTCAGCATTTATTACGTCTTTTATTATTCGGTCATCTACAAGAATCATATAGTTTACTTTCCACACTAGGAAGTAAAAATAAATTCCGACTTTAAGTGCGCTGCTGTTGGTCGGATTTTGGCCGAAAAAAAGCCAAAAAAAAGGCGAAGTGGCCTAGTAAAATTAATTACTAGACCACAACGCTTTACATTCTCTGCACTGCCATATGTGCAAAGTCTCAGAAGAGCCAACGACCTTGCCTTCTATTCTTCTAGGAATAGTTTCCCTAGAACATTGAAAGCATATCTTAGCCAGTGCCACTGCGACCACGTTCGTCTTCAATCAGATTCTCCATGTACTCTTCGATGGTGGATTCAGTGTATTTACTGTTACCAAACGCAGCGAAGAATAAAAGAGAAATAATGATGACGAAGATAATCCATCCGAACCATTCCCAAGGACTCATCTACCACTTCACCTCCAATTCTTTTGCTTTTTCTTCTTCTATGGAAAAACCCTTTACTATGCTGTTTTCTTTGCCGTATACCCACAGGTCATAGACTAACTCGCAGTCCTTGAGACAGTAATCTGCTACTTCAGTGTATCTACCATCTTTCCAAACCATAGGAGCATCAGCACTTTCCATTAACTTCTCAGCACCTAATGTGTGATGCACAAGATTGGAAAGGCTGTATCTCTCACCATATTCCTTGTTCAGTATTCTACTGGTATCGATGTAGGCTTTCTTATCTAGGTATTCCTTAATGCAGTAGATATCCATAGCATTCTTCAATACTGCTAAATCAAAAGAGACAATATTGTGTCCTAGAAGAACACCATCATTCTGTCGATGTGTATCCAAATCAAACTTTAACTCAGAGAGGGGTTTGACTACGACATTCGATTTTCGTATCGAAGAGATTGGCTCATCAATATACACAGTTCCTGTATTACCATCCCATGTGCATACCGTAGACACTTGAAACATATGCGTGTTTCCCCACCCACCTATTTCATGTGAGTAGTTCTTTGTCTCAATGTCAAGGGCTAAGACGTTCACTCGTCACCACTTTCCCCTGTCCAAAGATTTGCAAGTTTCTTAGCCTGAGCCTCTTTTGGGTTTGGTGCTTGGATTAGGTTTGGTTTAACCATCCATGCAACTAGATGTTCTCCACCACCAACTGTTATCATCGTTGATAGATACCATCCATCGTTCCCATATGTATTCAGGGACTCATTTATCGTTTTTGGGCCATCACTTACTGGAAACACCAAGAATTGATGTTCATATGTGTCTTTTTTTGTCATTCTTTTTCCTCCTTATTTTTCATTCTCACATATGCTCGTATTCCGATTTTCTTGTTATCGAACATATCTGAAATCTCCTTAAACTGTCTGTATATGGTTGCTTGTCCCTTCTTAGTATCTTTCCTTACTTTTTCTAACAATAGTGCTTTATTCACCCAACCATCATCGTCTTCTCTCAGCAACTTAGTGTACGCCATTCTAAAAGCATTAACATTCACTTTCTCATGTAAAGCAGTTGCCTTCACCTTCAAGGCTACATCAAGCCACGTTACCAGCGATTTATAGCATTGTCGAATAACCGAAGAGGCTTGCCGTACATGCCTTTCGGTAACAATAAACCTCTTTTCTTTGTCCTTGATGTTCGGTGCTTCGGCAATGCAACACAAGACTGCAAGCCTAGTCATAGTCTGATTCAGCCTTGTGATGAAGTTTCCAGCAATCTCAAACACTTCAGGTCTACTGCTTGAGACATAGTTCCTCATCTTATTGGATTCATTCTTCAAGGCATCATTGAATCCTCTACCGAATCTGATTGTGTGAAGTGGGTCATTACCTGCATCTTCATATCTCTCTTTCAGTGCATCGTAAATCAAAGCGAAGTTGTTTGCATGTTTCTGAATAGGAGCATTCTTGGGTTTGATTGTTCCTATCTCATCTAGAATCATTTCTCTCAATTCATCCTGTATTTCCTGTGGAACTTCTCTGATGTAGATTAGAGTCCTTTGGATAACTCCCTTCTCTGCTATTATGCTAGTTAGAGTCTTAGGGATGTATGTAGTTGCATACAGACTTCTTTGACTTCTGCATTCAATCATATCACCTTGACGTAGTTTCTTCTGTATAATCCAGTTCTCCCCATACAGGGTGTTCATTAGTTTGTTTAGATACATGATTACATTCTCTTTATGTTGAGAAGCCTTGAAGACTCCTGAGTATTCAAACTCATCATAAGCAATCAAACCACTTCCTTCTAAGCCTCCATCTATCTGAACTAGTTGTTCTTCCCAAGATGTGTTTCCATTCTCATCTTCTACCTCTACTCTCTCCTTCTCATTAGAACCAATTAAAGCAGCATCAGTAGCATCATCAACAGAAAACACATCAAAGGTAGTACCATGTTTGGCATTAATCAAACGCATGGCTTCTTTGCCAATAGGCCCAAAGAAGTTATACATCTCGGTCTTACCTGTTCCTGAAGTCTGCATCCATAGGAAATGTATTCTTGTGTCATCTCTCCTTGTGCCACTTGGTATGGAAACCATGTCCTTTGACAATTGGCCTAAGATAACAAAGAAACCAATCGCTGCTGGTATCTCATTATACTTCGACATATCTGCTGCATCTTTCACATACTGTTCTACCACCTTTGGTAAACTGTTCTTCTTCTCTATCGGAGCAGTTACATTCTCACTCAATCCTTCGTAGTATAGTCGGTCTTCATTATATTCATCATTTTCATTACTCATTCATATCACCATTTTTTCTTCTTTGTTCAGCACATCGATTAGCCTCTTGGCAATCACATTTCCAAACCCATCTAATTCACATATCTCCTCGATGGATGCCTCTCCTATCTCCATGATAGAGCCGAACCTTTCTATCAGGAGTTTTGCTTTCTTCGGGCTTATGCCCTTTATTGTGCATAGCACATCTATTCTCAAATCAGTAGTCGCTATACGCTTTCTGATTATGCTAGGAGTGTGTATCTCTCTATCTATTGGATGCATCTTACAGACAACAGCGATTAGTCTCGCTGCTTGTCTAGCAGATGATACCCAAATGATGTTAGCGTCTGTATCTAGTATTATCTTACCAAACGCACCATCAAACTTGTTTCTCAACATCCTTGCTTGTCCTGCTTTGTTGTTGACATAATGCAAGTGATTCTCCAAAGCATCATTGAAACTGCCATATACAATCACAACATTGTTCATGAACTTAGCATCCATGTTATCCAATTGATTCCAAAGCCTCTTGTTTATCACAGAGGATAGAAAATCAAATGTTGACTTCGCTTCAAAGCAGACATCAGCAAAAGTATAGTCTCCGATATCCAACCATTCCTTCTCATATGGTATGTTCATCTCCTTACAGTAGGTTTCCACTAAGTCAGAAAGTTCTGAAGACTCTCTACTGTCAATCTTTAGTTTATCCATCGTGATACCTCCAACACTTTCCCACACAGAAGCCTTGAGGGATTAGCACGTTACTGCAACTAGGAGCGTTATACCCCTTGTCCACTATTCCCCTAACATACCTCTCAGTAGTAGGTGCATTCCAATCAAGCCATATATCGGTCTTTGATGCTATTGTCTCAAGTTCATTCATTATGCTAGTTGTGATTTGTTTGTTCTGCTCAGGAGTAGGATTCCTATTACCCATGCTCAGTAAATCACGATACCATTGAACAAGATAGACTCTAGCATAATGACTAGGGTTCTCAACCATAATCGCATTATGCAAACATGGAAGAATAGGAATCTTACCAACAGGCGTTGGAATGTCTACCTCTATATCACTCATCTCGATTGGTTGCATCTCAGGAAACACTACTAGGTTAGTTCCGTTGTTTGATACTATCTTTCTAGGTTTCTTAGCCATCTCCAAGATAGACTCTAAATCTCCTTCTAGGTCTTCAATCAGCAGAGGTATACAGAAGTAGGGATTACCATTCTCATCTGAACTACTTAGGTTCATTGAGTTTGGTACTCTCCTTAGTCTATTAGTTTGGATACCCGTTCTATCAAGCGTAGGCACACCATTACTGACTTTGGAATAATACTGCTGAATGCTTCGGATATCATCAACGGGTTCTCCATAAACAAAAACATGGAAACCCTTGCCACTAAAATACATTTTGAAGATGATATCTTCAGCGACTAAATCAGATACTACTTTCTTAAGGTCACGATAAGCATCTTCTAATGGCTCATCATGGGCATCAAAATCTAGGAATGCTCTGTCCAATACAACAGAGTTTTCCATCTTCACTTCATTCTTGAAGTGTTCAAAATCATATACTGTCGTGTAGCAGTTCATCTTCCCGTTGAAGGAATTGAACCAGTTAACAAACTCACTCTTCGTCTTGACTACTCTTCTCTTCATCTGTGGTGCGTTTCTTAGATGACTTCCTGCCCACACTTCTCTTGGCATTTTCATTTTTATTATCCTCCTTAAACGAGACTTCCGCTTCAAGCAATTCTGCTCTGACGACTTCTGCTATTTTTATTCTTAATTCTGTCATCACTGTGTTCATGTATATCTGACCAAATGGTGTTCTCTCTTCAGCAAACACATCTGTCTCCCATACCATCTTCAGTTTATCAGTTGTAGGCATTTTCTTATACAATATCTCTGCTAGATTATTCACTGTCTCAGATACATTCGCAATCTCTGAGAAACTCCATACTTTTTGTTTTAGTTCTTCTTTTACCATTTCATCTATCATTTTTCTTTCTCCTTTTCTTATATTCTTCTTTTGCTTTGTAGTAGTCTTTCCACTTCATCAAAACCAACTCTCAGTATTAGCCGCATCACATATGCCAAAGAAACTACAATTAGAACATGTCTTTGCAAAATACTTCGTTGGGAAGATACCAGTCTCATAGGAATGAATCATCTCTGCTATTCCTTTCTTAACAGCAGTTATACTACTCTTCTTAGCATCTTCGACATAGATGTAATTAGCAGCAGGATAGTACCAACCCCAATGAGAGATTGGTAAATTAGGGTCAATACCCATCTCCTCTAACTCTGCATTCGGTGTATTCTCAAAGAGAATCTTGTAGAAGGCCATCTCCTTACGCATCATAGTCTTCTTCCATTCTTTCCATCCACCAGTCTTCAACTCCATAGGAATGTATCTATCTCCTTCCTTGAACATCCTATCAATGATTCCCTGTAAGTGAACGGTGTAGTTCTGAGATAGTTCGTATTTAGGGTTCTCATTCCTATCAATCTCAATCCTAGCATCTAGCATTATTTCATTAACAACAGGAACGAAGTCATCAGTAGTTCCCTCATCTTTTGATTCTAAGAATCTATTCGCTTCAAAGATGGACATTGCCTCATACATCTCGGTGTAGTCATCAATTGGATGAAGGCTCATACAATAGTTGACTAGTTCCTCATGTGATAGGTTCTCTGCCTTCTTCACATCAAAGGCATTGAAGAACGCCTCTCTAGCATTGTGTATGATGCTTCCTTTAATCATCACTTCTGTTGTTTCTATTGGCCTCTTCTCGACATATTGAAACTCATATCTCTTTGGACACCATTGATAAGAACCGAGAGAAGACTTTGATATCTTCAATATTGGTTCTCCTTCTTGTCCGTAGTTTTCGGGTTGCCATTGGTATGTATATTCACTCATTTATTTTCACTTCCATTATTATCAAAACCATTCCTCCAAGGATGATTGTTGTGTGTCTTTCTTTATCTGCATTATATCCCACCCCATTGCTCTGAAGATAGGCTCTGCCTTCTTCACCACTGATTCTGCGTAGTGAGACCAATCAGGGTCAAAGTCACCAAACTCATCAGCAGTTAATCTAGATACATAGTTAGGAGTAGTAAACTCCTTAGTTATAGGATGCAGGTAATGTTCTCTACAATTCTTAACTCTAAGATAGAGATAGGTATCCTCTATCTTCTCATAGCCTTGTGAATGACTAAACAAGACCCCTTCGACTCCTGCTCCAAAGGTAGGTCTCTTGCCACCAACAGTTACGAAGTTAGTATGTTCCATTTCTCTACCTAAGTCATCAAGGCATTTACCACCGCTATCCATCAAGTCAAAGACACTTACTGACTTGTTACTCCATCCCTTATCGAACCTAGCCTTTGGATTACAGTCTTTACAGACCAATCTGAATCTCTCTTCACGATATCTACTCCTTTGTAGAACATCTGATAGTGAAATCTCACCTTTCATGACAGAATTATACTTTTCATTCAGATAAGAAACAATTTCTTGCTCTGTTTTACCTTCTACCCACATGTTTAGGACAGAAAGTTGGACATCTTTGGCTAATTGTGTCAAAGAAACTCTCTTTGCAGTGAATCCTGTCATGACAAACTCCTCTTCATCGAGAAATTCACCGTCTTTCCAAGTAATTAGACCTGCATTTCTATTCTTTGTTGCTCCAACACCTAAAGTTCGGAAGTATTTCTCAAACTCTAGTGTTACGGGGTGTTCTTTCAGTCCCATAACGTTAGGAAACGCTTCTCTAACATGCTCATTTAGTATTTTCAGCGTTTTCTCAGCAGTTTCAATGTCATTGTCTTCAATATCAACATAAATTGAGTCTGTATGACCGTAAACTACCTTCATACGCATCCCCCGACTAAACTAAACGTGTTATTTATGAAAGCAACCGTTCCTGTGATGTAAAATGACACTCTAGAGTAGAATATCTTGTCTTCTCTCTTCATGTTAACAACTCCACTGCTATAACAGTCGCAATAATGACTTTTACTAACCCAAACACTGTTCTGAGTAGTGCAAGTGTTGCAAATCTATCTTGTGACCATTCTTCTATACTCATATTAGGTTCACATCCTGTAATATTGATACAATACCATAAACAAACACAATACCGAATAAAACTCGACCTGTTACTCTAATAGCAAGCCTACTGTCCTTGAGAATCTGACTCAACGCCTGTTTTCTCAGTTCAGTCTCTGACTTAGGCTCTTCCTTTATCTTTACCTTCGTAAAATCTACATCTGTACCCTTGATTGGCATCATAACTCCCTCACTTTGAATGCTGCAATACGAATGGCTTCTCTAGCACTAGCAGTGATGCTTGCCGCTAAATCAACATCAGCCCAACCGAACCCCTGATACGCAATGATACCATAGAAGGATGCCATCAATCTCTTGACTGCAAGTTGGTTGTTGTTCCATTTCACATATTCACTTTTACTTTCACTTTCTTTCATTTTCATTTTGTATTCGTTTCTCAGTTCTTTCAACTCTAGAACTGCTTTAGGTAGTAGTCCTAACTCACTTGTATTGTAATATCTCATGTCATAGTCTTCAACTCTAGAGAAGTCCTTTGGTGTTCTTAGATTTACACCAAACTCAGTTGGTGTCTCTGACTTGGTTTCCCAAGAGATATTCCTAGCAATCATCATGCTAGGATACAGACCTGCGAAGTCAAATGCTGCAACACCCAAATGAAGACCATTTGTGCCTTCACTGAGCGGGTCATAGACCATCGCCCCATCATACTCTACCCTGTCTCCTTTCCTGCCCGTAGGTGCTTTCCATGAGGCATTTCTCATGAAGTATATTCCACCCATGTTACTAGCGTAGAAGCAAGCATCGAATGGTGCAATCAGTAAACGTTGTAACGACAGTATGGCTTCGGTAGTGAAGTTCTCATCGTCTATCCTCTTGATTAACTCAACGTCTTTCAAGGCATACTCTAGATATGTCTCATTGTCTTCTTGCCAGCCTCTCCTGAAGAACTCATTCTTGTCGGGAAACTTCTCACTAACTAGTTTCTTTTCTCCTAAGACATACTCTGAAACATAGTCTAGTGACAGAGATGGTAGAGTGCCTCTCTGTGCATCATTCCATTGTCTCTCAAAGGCCAAGTCTAGTGGTACGCATATCCTGCCTTTGATTGGTTGTGCTATCGGAGAGTAGTTCTCTATCTGCTTTGTCTTTAGAACTCTCTTTCTCTCCTTGATGTTCCATTCAACTCCTGTTACTTCGTGAACAGGAGAGAGTAATCTTGGGTCTATACGATTTGCATCTAGCCTCTCAATCAACTTAGGTAAGTCGAACTTCCAACCGAACCAAGAGATAAGCATGTCAGGGTCTTTCTCAACTAACATCAACATGAATCTCTCAAGAACTGTTCTTTCAGTTTCATCTGTACCGGGAAGCCAAGTCAGTGTGTAATACTCATCATCATAGTTATCGTACACAACAATGGCAGTTATAGCACCATCATGCTCACCACCTTGCATCCATTCCATATCCCAATACCATTTTCTTAGATTGTACTCTTGCAGTTTGTCCAATCTATCAACAGCATAACGATAGTGATGCTGAACATCTGCTTCATAGGTTGGAATATCTCTATCATGGTAGTAGGCTCTAACCTTACTAGTAACATTTCTAGCATCGGACTTCATTGTTTTGTATGGTGTCCAAGTTACTTTCAGCAGTGCATCTCCCTGAAGGTTAACCCAATCACCTCTTTCATAACGAATGGTAGCGGGAAACTTCTCCTTCTGTTGATAACCTTCCTTCAAGAAGACCTTGCTTTCAGTATCAGCATCTACGACATTGGAAGCCTCTACAAAGAAGTATGGAGAGAAGTCGGCGTAGGGAATCTCCTCCTCTACGACCTTCTTCTCCTCATCTCTCCATCTTAGAAAGATGCCATCTTTTGTATTTGCTATTATCATATAATCACCGTGTAATGTATGGGGCTTTGATTAGTATCCTATCTCCACTAGACCAAATCACAGGAGACTCGTCTTTGAGATAGATAGTGACTGCAACAGAACCACGAAAGAACTTGTGGAACTGTCCAGTAATCTCTACTGTTGCTGATTCACCATTGGAAGATACGGTTTCTACCACCACATCCACCTTGTCAATGTCAGACCTTCTGCTTGAGATAGTGAAGGCTTCCTCGTTAGTATCCAATAGATACTTTGCATTGTTGATGACATCACAGGTCTTAATTGCATCAGTAAGCAGGGTAGAACCTGTTGTTATGATTGATTCAAATGTCACACTACTGAATACTGGATTCTCAGGAGATATACTATATCCTTGAATCCTAGCAATCATGGTTGCATTTGGATGGTTAACGACTAAAGGAAGACTTGCTCTCTTTCCTCCACCCTCATCTTGTAATAGGATAAAGTCATCTGCATCTAGCAGAACACTGTCTCCTGTAAATGTCTTAAGATACTTCAGCATCTTATCTATCTCTACGACAACCATGTTGCTTGCATCTTCTCCTCTATCTCTCAAGATAGGAACAGTGACACGACAGATAGTTTGATTGTCTGCATTGTATATATTCAGTAAGTTATCCTCTACGAGTTCAAGCATTGCATAATCTGTTAGTTGACTATTCTTTGCTGAATCTCCGTTGTGATACTTTCCCTTCATCCATACATCTTCTATTGCGTTTGTTAATACTCTATTTGCTATTTCTATTTTCATTTCTATTCCTCCTTCGTTGGGTAGATGGGATGGGCGTTAACCCACCCCACCTACTTTTACGTTGTATCAAAGTTCTCCTGCTTTGATTTCAGGGAAGCCTGTCCAGTCCACCTTACCATCTTCAATGGTTAAGACCTTCAATCTCTTTCCAATCATCTCAGGCTTCCTAGCACTTGCCTCAACCATAGCGGTAAAGGTAGCACCATTCTTCCTGATGTCTCTCGACATTCTCACTGTTGCAGTGAAGATATCTTCTGTTGTAGAATGCCAGTTAGCCTCTACACCAACGGGGTTTGGATTACCCGCATACTTGTCCTTAGAGTGAGCAATCACTATTCGATGACAAGGCATCTCTAGTATCTGCTTATGCAAGAAGTTCTTGTAAGGAGTGTTTCTATCTCCCCAAACATAAGGTGGTTGCTTGATAACTGTATCAGCATCCATACCATGCTTCTCACGCATCTTAGTCTCACATACATCTGTCAGGAGTTTATCTGCTCCATCTACGATGACTGCCTTCAACTTGTCTTCAGCAAGATACTCTTTTGCCATCTCATAGAATGCTCTAGCGTTGTTCATTGTCTCATCGAAGTCTACTAGACTACCATCCTTTCTGACGATTGGATTGTAGACAATTAGATTCTCGATGTTGTCATAGTGGTTACGCTTCACATCTATTGCTCTGTTGTCGAAATCAAACACTAGAACATGTAGTCCATTCTTTATGTCTTCTTCAGTCAGTATGTCCATTGCTGTTGCTGACTTAGCGGATTTGGGTTCTCCCCATATACCAAGACACAGGAACGACTTGTTGTTCTCCTGTGATTCCTTAATCTGCTGAAGCATTGCCTCCTTTCGGAGAGCATACTGCCCCTTTGCAGACTCGTTCGTTGTTACTGCTTTTGTTTTATCTGTTGTTGTCCAACTCATTTCTATCACCATTTTTATATTCATTCGGGTTAAATGTGATACCCTTCCATTGTTCTAGTAGTTCGTTAAGTTCAGTGAGAGATAACTTCACTCTCACATCCTTTGAAACGAAATGGAACTTAGTCCAATAGTCTCCCGTATCGGGATTGTACTTCCAAGTTAGGAAGTCTACGTCATCCATAAGAAAAGCGAAACTCCTCCCATGAATGACGAGACCTCCATTGGAATCAGCACTCATACTGTATTCCATTTACGTCACCTACCTTACTCAAAGAACCAGTCTTCTGACTCATCTACGAAGTCTACTTCTTCAGCACTTCCACCTCTGCTACTAATCACATGAAGACCAGCAACGTTGATGCTAACAGGTCGGATGTTACCTTCTTGGTCAACACCCTGAGATGTTCGACCAACTACGAGAACCTGTGAACCAATACCGAAGTCAATTGGTATGTTCTCAGGAATCCAACAGGTAGTACCACTCCAACCGTCATTGTCAAAGTCAAAGTCAGTGTTCAGGTCATCAAGATTCAATATCCTGTTTCCATTTGCTGTTGGTGTTACGTTGATACTGTTGACAGTCCCATCAGTAAACACAAACCTGTCATCCCAATTGGCTTTGTTGTTTGCAGTTTGATGATACTTGTCCAACGCAATCAATGGACTGTAATTACCACCACAGTATTCCATCATAGCATCAGACATTACTATCTGAGATACATCCCTCTTCATCTCAGAATCATCTGCTAAGTCAACATTGTAGACCAATGACTCGACAGTTTGGTTTGCTCCACCATGAATCAAGTCTTCTCTATTTGAGTTTGGTATCACATCAAAGTGAATAAACTCAAAGGTCTTAGGCTCAAAGTTAACACAGTGTTCTTTCTTGTATGAGAAGAAATACTTACCCATCTTACCATCAACTTCTCCTACAAACACACCCTTTCTCTGATACTCAGATGCAGGTTGTGGCTTACCATAGTTCTTGTTCCAGTCACCCTGTCGAGTGTCAAGTGGCACAATGAATCTACCACTGTCAACTTCTACGTTATTCTCAGGCAACTTCTTCATGTGCTTGACAATCTCTTCACCATCTCGCATCATTCTTGCTTCATATCCATCACCATCTTCAGTGAAGATAGCAACTCTTCCAAGAGAGTAAGTCATATCGCTGTCACGCATATACTCGTTAGTTAGTCTTTCACGACTTCTTGCTGACATATCGATAGCATCATTCAGTGCTACGAAGAACCCGAAGGCTTTCCTGTATAGACTGTTAGAGTCTTGTCCACTTGGTTGCGTTTGTTGTCTCTTCATTACATTACGAGAATTACTAAAGAACTGTCGCCAAAGACTACGAGCCAGTAAAGGCTCTTTCTCAGGGTCAACGTTGTTCTTGGAACAGATTTCCTCAAACCTCGCTAACGCATCGTCTAGGGACATCCCTAGCAGTTCTGCTGCTTTTTCAATTTCATTTCTTATTTCATCATTCATTTTTATTTTCCTCCTTTGTTTTCATTCTCTTTCTTTCATGTCTTATTTCCACTAATCCTTCTGTCAGCATGACTACGCCACACAATATCCAAAAGAAATTGGAATCTACGCTGATGTAACCTAGCGTGTTTAGTATAGGCAGTACAATCAGCAATGCACCGCCTAACGCTATTATCTCATACCGGAGTAGTAGATGTTTGATATCTTCAATATCCACTACACCGTCTTTGTTCAAATCCATTTTCATATTCATACCTCATTCTAAAATCTCCTTCTAGGTGAATCTAACCATCTCAAAAACTGTCTCAATATTACTATACCTATCAGGAACTCAATCATCAAATCATCTGTCCTATCATCCAAGATGCAAGCAACTTCGGAGTCATATTGCTACTCCTCCACTCTGCTTCTCCGACAACCCTCAACATTTTGAACTTCTTGGCTGCTGGCATATCCGTCTTGATGATAACATCATGTAGATTAACACAAATAGTGTTCATATCAACTGAGTTATACAACAAATCATGCACCTTTCCTAAACAATTCTCATAGTTATTATCATCAATCATTTGCAATATTTCAGTATAGGGTTCAAGATTCTTGTCAATCTGATTCAACAGTGAGGACTTACCGTAGATAGCAGCCTGAAGTTCAGTAAGCCCTCTTCTCATGTCTCCATGTAAAGAGTCTATGAAGGTTTCCAACTCTTCACTGGTTACATGTGTAATCTCTTCATTCTCCAAAACTCTCGTCAGTAGAAGATGCATAGACTGAGGCTTCAATCTATGAAACGAATAGTTTGCACACCTTGATTGCAATGGGTGTATGATTCTATGTCGCTCATTGCAGGTAATGATAAATCTAACATTCTCAGCAAATCGCTCCATGATTCTCTTCAGTGCATTCTGAGCATCCTTAGTCATACCATCCATCTCATCAAGAAGTATAATCTTGAATGGGACATTGCCAATCTTCTTCGTTGAAGCAATCTCCTTGATTTGGTTTCTGACTGTCTCTAGTCTCCTGTCATCTGATGCATTGATTTCAAAGAAGTTGTTGTCCTTGTCTTCCTTCAACATATCATTAGCAAGAGCGATTCCCGCAGCCGTTTTACCAACACCTGCTACTCCATACAATAGAACATTGGGCATATTATTCTGTTCTACCCAACTCTCTGCATCTATCGTGAAGTTATACTGTCCTACTACATCAGCAATTCTCTTTGGTCTGTATTTCTCTGTCCATAACATTTTCATTCTCTCCATTTTTATTCCATTCATTCAGGATATCATAAGCAGATATCCACTTGTTGCAAGTTTTACATCTTCCGTAATGGAAGTCATAGGCATCCCACCCGCTCTTATCACACTTGCAATGATATTCGCTCAGTCCAACCACCTCGATAATCCAACAGTTGGTGTGACTGGTGTTGTCTTTGTTCTTCTCTTTTTCTCTCCAAGTCCTAACGTTCTAGTTTCGGAGGAAGATAGTGTCTTTCTACAATGTTCTCTAAAATCAGCGTTTTTTAGTAAGTCTCTGAAAAGATAAACATCAGAATGCCGCATTTTTAACTTCCTCAAAATTTTCGGTATTGTAGAATATGCCTTTCTTTGTGGTGGTGTCATTTTCCTTTGCATTCTCCCGTCATGAGAATAAGCAAGCATTTCGTAAAAGTAATCTGAACTCCATCTTCTCTTGACCTTAGCATCCACGAACATCAACTTGTTAGGATGGATGTTTGGTGCTAACCAAGAAACGAATTGAATATCTGCTGGTTTGCTAATTTTCAGACTCTGCATTATCAATTCCCTGTTAGGATTTCTGAGATAGTCACCCACCAAGGTAAAGATGTCAGTGTCATAGTTATGAGGTGCATCAGAGCGTGGTGCTAACTCCTTGATTTCATCAAACTCTACTTTCTTACCACGCTTCAACTTACATAGATTGAACAACTTCTTTGGCACATCTTTCTGATTTATAGATGTAAGAACAACTTGTCCTCTATATTCCAAGATAGTTCTTCTGATTAGTTCTACATTCGGTTTGTAGTTGCATTCTCTGATGATAATACCTACATCAGCAGGTATACTGTAATTATCCTCTACATCATACTCATTAGCATACTTGATTATAGGCTCATCAGATACAAGTTTCATTGCTTTCTGCATCTTGTCTGTTCCGTCTTTGCCAACTATTATTATCGTTCTATTCTGATTCTGCATATTTAATAGGCTCATCTACCCTCACTTCCATTATTTCTTCGTAGGCTTTTCCACAAGCCCCACAATCAACTAAAATGACATACCACTTTAGTTCGTTTTCTTCTTGCACTCCTGCTTCATAAGCAAAGGAGTGGCTACCACATTCTCTGCAACCTTGCTTTATTCGTTGCATAACATGGTAGTTTGTTATTTCATCATCTGTTGTGTGTTGAGGCTTGTTCATCTGAACCTTCAACATACAAACAGAACACAGAGATGCCTCTGTTTCCCTGAGATTACATCTCGGACATAACATCAGACAAGCCCCTTCATCTTGAGTATCTTCTCAAGTCCTTCGGCTCTCAGATGTTCTTTCTCTGTTATCATCCTGAGAGACTTGTTGAATGTCTCCCAATCATTGTTTGTGATTAGTTTGTTGTCCATCATCTCTACTAGTCTAGTTAGGTTATCCAACCCACTGATAACCAGTATTGGCTTTGGTCTTCCACTATGTTCTCTGTCCTTGTAGTTAGACTCGATTTCATGTTGTAGTAGTGAACGCTTGATACCCCAAAGGAACGTGCCTTCACCTCGTATGCAAACTCTTAGTCTGACACGATAACCTAACTTTGACTTACTACTGTTGACTATGTTAACTTCAGGGTTGCCTATTGAAATTAGAATCCCATTCAGTACATCCCTGCCGTACATGTCACTGCGACATTACAGGAGTCAATATATGTTGCTACACAATTCCTCTACATCATCAAGAGTATTGCAATCAGCAGGAAACTTGTCATCTCTTATTCTAACTATCCTTGGGAATCTCATGCCATAAGTTCCATCTTGGTTCTGACTGATTAAGTCACAAGTGACCTCAAGCACTATTCTAGGTAGAAAATGATAAGTTCCCCCATTGAAACTATCAACGACTCGCTTAAGTTGAGCATCCAAAGAATACATCTCTTCCTCTGATATACCACTACCAACCTTTCCTATGTTCACATAGTCCGAGCCATTTCTGACACTAACACCGTATGTGCCTATCACACCTGCTCTCTTTCCCTTTCCATATTCACCTGATGTTATGACAACATCAAGTTCTACTCTTGGCGGTTTGTACTTCAGTAGTGCAACTGTTCTCTTGGATTCGTACTGTGCATTCAAGTCCTTTATCATCACACCCTCAAAACCACCGTTGATTGCTACATTGTAAGCAGCCTCTACGTTGCCATGTCTGAATGCTTGAGCAACATACTCAGATGGAACAATGGTCTCTAGATACTCTAGCCTGTCACCATATGTGTCACTGAGTATCGATTGTCCCTGATATAGAAGACAATCGAACACCACTAGTTGAACAGGACATTTGGATATCGCTAGTTGCTTATCCTTTGAATGCACCCTAGTTGCTAATGTTTGATGTGGAGCAGGAGTTCCATCGTTTGTTATTGGATATATCTCAGTATCTAATATGAAATCATTAGATTCCCATCCACTAACTATCGCTACAATATCAGCATACTGCTCTGTGGCAATCTTTCCTTTGCGATTGAAGATGATAACATCATCATCCTTCTTGTGTATCTGATACCTGTTACCGTCATACTTGATATCCATAACGAACTGCTCAGGTAATTTACCTAAGTATTTCTTAGCAAGCATTGGCTTTACGAAATTACCATGCACTAACTCAGGTGGTTCTATATCATTCTCTAGATAGTCAACTAGGTTAGTCAATGAGTGACCTACTGAATACTTCTTGATATCTCTTTGATAGTAGTCAGTCATGGCTTTTTCGACAGTGCTTTTGTTGACTCCATTTCTAGGTGTTCTCAACCAATAGCGGATAAACCACTTTACCTCTAAAGCAGACATTCTCCCTATCGCATCTCTGATAGTCTCGTAACTTCCACTGTTGCTCATGGAAGAGCAATCCAGTTCTAACAGTCTCACCATATCTGAAAGTGAGAAGTTTGAATCAGGTCTGTTGGCACTTAGGAACTCTTTCATTCCTTCTCCCAAGTCCATCCAATTGTGGGCCGAATCTGATATCTCATCCTCAAACACACCGAAGATGTTTGCTAACCATTTGATTGCTTTCTTCTCACCTATGTTATTCATCTCATACTCAAGTGACAGTATCTTAATCGCTGCCTTTCTATCCTCAAAGTGAGGTAAGGTAGCACAAATTCTGTGTCTCTTTTCTGATGGTGTTCTGTCTTCTAAGGATTCACACATCCTGCTCATTCGTATCATTGTCATTTTTATTCCTCTCAATTATCTTATTCAATGCCTTAGCGACATCTTTCATTTCTTCCATATTCATTCTAACGCCTTTCTTTGTTGGTGTTCCGTTAGCATACCAACGAATGTCAACGATGTCAACATTCCAATAATTACCTGTTCTCACTGTTAATTCTTCATTCCCGTTTCTTGGGACTCTTACTATTATTTTTTCACCCTTCAAGCCAACCACCCTTAAACTGCTGCAAGTTTTTCCACGATTTAAAGTAACGTGGAGACTCTTGCTCGTCTACTCTGTGTGCTACCCATACAACACCACCGAGACTACTAATCTTAACTAACTCATATGTTCTTCCTTCTACCTCAAACATATCCTCTGTCTGAACATCGGGAACTAAACCAAACTTCTGTGATAGTTCATTGGCAACCTCATCCATATGTTCAGCAATATATTGAACAATAAGATGACGTTGTATTGGAACTTTAGCATCAACTGTGACTTTGATTTTACCTTCCATGTCACATACCCTGCACTTGTTGCCTTCGCAAATTGGACATGGTATCTCCGCAGGAAGCGGAGCAGGAAAGCGAATAGTCACTGCTTTCTTCATTGTCTGCCATCCCACACTCTGTAAACTACTTCGTACTCAACTGTAACATCGAATGGGAAGGCTGCAAAGTGCAGGGTTGCGTTTCCAAACTCAGGAGCAAAACCACTTGACCAATACTTATCTCCTTGAACCAAGTAGCCCTGCATGTTTACCCAACTGTAATTGTTGAATATAACCGAGTTGTTTATCACCTCAAAAGATAGATGCGTTATATTATACTTGAACGACTGAAGTTCTATCGCTCCATAACTTGTATTCACATCCAACCAAATAGTCGGTGCGTGAATCAGCGTTTCATTCGTAGTATTATCCATAACAAGAGTAAACTCTCCTGTCATAGACATCCAATCTGCTTGTGATGTCTCTCCTTCAAACTCCTCTTCAGGAGGGTCAGGCAATGCTTCTGTGCATCCCGCTAGGAGTGCTGCTACTGTCATCAAAACTATTACTTTACTGATGCTGGTCTTCATCGTCATCATCCTCTCGCAAACACAGGAAGGATAAATAAGTTGCTTCACTCAAAGGAAAATCCAAACTCTTCTAGTTTAGTCTGCCTAAGTCCAAATCCTGTAAATCCAAATTCCGTTAATCTTGTTTGTCTCATTGTTCATCCTCCATCATTTCTACAAATGCCAAACCAGTTAGCACCTTTGTCTGTATCTTAAGCAACTCAAGTATCTCATCTAGTTTTCTCTCGACTGCCCTTTCATGTCTATCATATCTCTTCATTCTTCTTCCTCCTTGAAATCTCCAAGTACCTCATGTTGTGAGTCATCACCATATTCCGTTCCGATGTAGGTCGCATAACTCCCCTCAAAACCGGGCAACAGGATTTCAGAATCAATGAGAGGTAAATCAGAGGCCAAAGTAACAACTTGCTCGTAAGTCAGTTTCTTCGGTGAAGTGACTAACCACTTCCTCGTATCTACTGACCACTCATCTATTGTATATTCGTACACATTACGATGTCGCCTTTGCCATTGCCTACCACTCATTCTTTCACCACCGACTTAGGGAAGAACACATCCTCCCAAACAATCATCTCTGCTTCTGTCATAATAGTAGTGAAAATTGTTCCACTCTTCAAGTGTATCTCAACATCATAAACAGACTTCTTCAACATACCCTTTGGTGTTTCTACCACAGAGTATGCAGATACATCAGCCATGTTCAATGTCGTCATTCCTGATTCTGTTGTTAATTTGTAATACTTATCTTTCATTCATTTTCCTCCTGTTCTCTTATTCTGTTAAGGTATATCTCCTTCGCTTTCTGTGTCCATGCCGTTGTCAATTGACCATCTTCATTAAAAATTAGATTGGCTTCAGGGCCACCATTCGCTATTCTCCTGTTAGTTCTCTGTGTGGGACTGTCATCCTTACATGCTAGACAGTAAGGTACGTTTGCCAGTCTTCTTCTGTTCACTGTATAGCAACACGATGAACGATGTGGGCCTTCAGCGTGTTCATTACCAGTATTGTGATGGTCATCAGTCTCTTCTCCATAGTTGTCATTCCATATTATCCACAGGTCATCCTTCATCTTCCACTTTGCCCAATACTCGTTTTTCGTGCCTTCTTCCTGTAAGAGAAACAGTGAACCATCTACATGTCTACTAACAGTAAACTTGACTCCTACTAAGTCTTTATCAATCACTTCTACTGTTCTCCCGGTTGCAGTCTCCCTAGCGAGTTTGTTGGCAAACCTCTGTTCGGCAGAGACAGGAACATGAACCTGTCTTGTTCTTCCTCCTGCTCTGATTTCCGGTCTAACAGGAACTGCATTTTTCTTGGTTCGCTTTTTCTTGCTAACCTTTTTCTTAGTGTTCTTAGATTGATTAACCGCAGTCTTCAACAAAGATACGTTGTCCTGTGATGTTCCTTCTATGGCTAGACCTGAGTAAATATCATATTTCGTGTGTTCACCTAAGAGGCAAACACTCTCGATGTCCTTACAGTTAATCAGTATGTCTTTTCCTTCCTTTATCTCAAATGCCCAATATTTCATTTTAATCACCATTATTATAATTATGAGAGTATTTATACTTCAACAAATACTACTCTTCTCCTCCCCAATAAGGGTCTAGTCTGTCATCGGGAAGCATGTCCCAACTTCTCTTCATTGAATCCTCAAAGGATACAGTCTCTGTGAAGTCAGGGTTCTTCAAAAGAAGAAGAGGCTCATGCCAATCTCCATCCTCTTGTGCTTGTCTTATTGCCTCATGCATTTGCTCTGCTTTGTCATCAGGTAGTTCAACCCAATACACCATAGCATGTCTCTGCCTGTTCAGACTCGCTCTCATCGTAAGAGTCACAGGAGCAGAACCCATTGCTTCACATTCCATGAAGGACTCTAACCCATGAGCATCTGCTATCCCGCAATATGTCTTCCATGACTTTTCTGTAATCATCGATAATCCTCCCTGAATTGTGTTTCTAGTATTCCAACTGTTATCAGATAGCCAACAGTTTCATCGAATGACATGTTCATCTTCTTCATCACAGACTCAATGAAATCCATCTGCTTCTCTGTTATTCTTATCATAGTCATTCTTCTTCACCATCCAATACATCTTCTGCTACTTTTACCCATTCAGGCTTATCGTCTGTCTCAGGGTGTTGTTGATACAAACCATACTGCACTTGCTTTGCAATCTCGCTATTACAATCATAGGAGATGAACTGATTATCACCAAGAACCGTTGCACTCTCCATCATTCCTTTCCATGACTTGATTGTTTTCCAATCAGTGCCACTGAAGAATGCTCGACCAAACGGATGTGTGTGTATCCAACACTTCAATGGTAACTTCATACCATCCAGTTGTCCATCTTGGTTCTTGAAACTCACAAACCCAAATGTACCTACACTGCAATATAGGTCATTCTTAGCATCAACAATCACCTGTACCTCTCTAGGTGAATCGAATGCATTAAGCGATTTATTCCAAATCACCGTAAAGAATGCCTCTGTTTGTGGGTCGGGGAATGGATAGACAAACTGTATCGAGTTAAATACAGTTTTAATGTCCTCAATCCAATTCTCATCCTTTACCTCTAAGCCTTCTATCTTACCATCTTCATATTCTGTTTCATTTGTTTTCATTTTCATATTCCTCCCATTTGTTCTACTCTCATATCCTGCTCGTTCTCAAACTCATGATATGCTCTGTGTCCTGCTATGAACCCACCAGCATGTCTTTTCGTTCCCAAGAACTGCTCACCACAAACAGGGCAAGTCACCTTGACTATCTCTGCCTGTTTGTAATATCCATCTGTCGCTATTATCGACAATATGTGTCCTATATCTTCTTCGCTTATGTCTTCTATATTTGCATCTTCTGTCATGCTTTCACCTTCATATAATGTCGAAGTGATTTGATTGGTCTCGGTGGAGACAATCTAGGTTGCTCGACTACAACCCCTTGCTTCTTCTTCAACTTCTCTGCTAGTTCGTCTTTCTCTTTTACACTAACACCATGCTTCTTTATGTAAGGTCGCAAGGTGTTTCTTCTGTACTCTTCCTTCCACATAACCTGTATGCAGTCATGGCACAATCTACCGTTCTTCGCTTGTTCCTCAGAAGGCTCTTGATACTCAGCACCACAAAGGGTATTGTCTAGGATTTGGAAATGGATAATCATTCTCCTTTCTCCTTGTATGCTGGATGCTTCTTCGGCAACCTGTGCAGTCTCTTCTCTATCTTGTTGTTAACAAATGATGCAATCTCATTGACACCATCCTTCCAACGCTTTTCTAGTTGAGAGTAATACTGGTCGCCTTTGTGTTGTAGCACCATCTTCTCTTCTAATTCTGTTAAGTCTATTTTATCCATTATATATTTCAATACTTCATATTCAACGTGTATCTTTGAACTCGCTCTCATTCATCTTCACCTCTACATTTACTACACGATAGATTCTGTTTACATCTACCGCAAATTACTGTTGCTTCCTTAAGTGGAAGAGGCACTCCTGCACTACTCGCTTGACCTAGAAAAGTCTCAAGCGGATAGTGACAGGAACACTCTTCACAACCACATTTCTTCATATGTTCAACACCATCATGTCTTTGACATCATCGTTGTCGTTGAACCACTTCTGTATCCACTGAACTGCTGTTGCAGCAATTACAATATTCATACAGTCTATGTCTCTTGCACTCCCATCCCAAGATGTTGCTTGGCATGAGAAAGAACCCTCTGCTCCCTCTGCTAGTCTGTTACCCTTCAAGGGGTCAGAGAGATAGGATAGCAATAGGGCATTTCGCCCCTGCGCTCGCAAATCTAGCCACTTCAACTTAGCATCTGCACCAAACCCCTGCTGATACAACAAACGCCTTACAGCAAGGTTGTCTGCACAGCACACCACCAAGTCATAACCTTGTAACTGCTTTGCAGTTAGAACCTTGTAGGGTTCATCAGCGACTGTTCCACGAAAAGCAGTGTCCCATACTCTATCAGATAGGGTCATTGCCTTGTTCTCACCAATGTCACCATTAGTGAAGTTCTGATAACCCAAGTTCTTTCTCTCAACTGAGTCATCATCATACACTGTTATTCTATATCCTAGTCTTTGGAGGAACTGAGTTAGAAAACTCCCTATTCCTCCTGCTCCAATTATCATTATTTTCCTATTCATCATTTTTATCACCTATATCTATTACTCCATCTATTTGTTGTTGTTGATAGTCATGCCAAGCATCGACTATCTCATGTGTTATTCCATCCATTGTCGCACCGACAACGGAGATTGCGTCTTCTAGCACAGTCCTTCTTACTATGTTCTTCAACTGTGGTAGACTCTCATACTCTTCAATGAACTTACTGAAGTGGTATTGCATTTTCTTTAATGTGTTAATTACATCTTCCATCTTAATACGCTCCTGATACGAAATCATGCACAGATAAGGAGTACAACTCCTTCCTTGTCAAATTAAACGTTCGCTGCATTTCTCTTATCTGCTCTCTTATTCCTATTTCAGATGAAGTGTTGCCCGAAGACTTCACTAAATCCTTCTGTGTTATGTTGTAGTTTCCCATCCTTGATACTAACCAAAGAGCAGCGACCATCTTATTAGGAGAGAAACGGATGTCACGCTCCTTGTAGAAGGTCTCAAGATACTGAATCATGGTGAGAGCATCAGGCCGATATCCTTCAGGGATAACTCCTAATCTGTCTATGATGCCTGTTGCATTACCCATCGCATTCTCTTGGGAAAACACATATGACTTTCTGAAGTGCCTTGCTATTCTCTTTGCCCAACGAGAGATGTACTTACTGTCAACCATAGAATACTTACTATGCATTCTGATATTCATCGGTATGTTACTCTCTTTCAGAATGTAAAAGGAAAGTGCAGCAGCCCTATGTTCTACACTACAACCTCTGAATACATGCTCTGCATTCAATGACCTTAGATACACACCCACATTGTTTCTAATTGATTTGCTTATACTGTAATTAGATAGAATCATGTTACATAGCGTAATCGTTCTTCTATCAGTATCAGATAACATCGCTGCAAACATGTGATGTTTCTTCATTCTATGCAGTTGTCCTGTTTTGTAGTTTGAATCCCTCTCGATAATCATAGAACCTAGAACGTTTGATACTTCGTAAACCTCTGCTGCTCTAGATGACTCCTCAAAAGGTCTTACAACATGAACCAATCCACAGTGGTCACAAACGTTCTCTCCCAATACGTCATCGAATGTCCAATCAAACTCAGAACATTCAGGACATTTCATTGTTACTTCCATGTTATCTTCTCCGTGAATCTACTGTTTCTCAAGACGCTATTTGGTACTCTGAAACCAGTCGGGCTGACAGATTGCAATGTTCTCACTATCTTTGTTCCCACCTTGTCATTGAATACCAATGTTGCTCTTGTTGCAATTTGGTCTCCCATGACGTTCTTTCCATTGACATCATCAATACAGAAAGGGCCGTCAACTAAATTCATCTTCTTGAAGAAGACGACACTGCATCTCTGTGAACCAGTTGTTCTGTTGTTGGGGTAAACTAACCAGTCTCCCAACTCTCCTCTAACGTGCATGGCAAAGTTATGTTGTGTTGATAGTCCATCCAATTCAATACCACTGCTACCGGGAGAACCATCTGCATATTTCAAGAACTTCCTTGTGTCCACTAGAGTATACTGGTCTTTCTCATCCATTTCCTTCAATAGTTTGAATGCCCTTTCCTCGACAATCCAATCTGTTCTGTTCTGCATCAACCATGCTTTCATCAACTGCTCTTGTGACTCAGTGGCATGTGTGCCAAACATGTTGAACCATAGATTGGATGGACTGATATCTGCCCACTTCTTTGACCTCTTTGCCTTGTTCCTGTAACAGTCGATGAATGTGTTTGCCTCATCTAGAGAAAGAGAACCCCAAATGTTCTCGGATATCTCAAAGGCAACTTCATCTCTACCTATCAGAGATGTGTTTATCTTGACTTGCACCTTTCTTCCATCTTCAAACAACCAATACGGTGTTCTGTTCTCCAATGAGTAGAGTATGTTTGACGAGTATGTGACATTTCTATCGATGTAGTTATCCATAGCATCAGCACAACGATTGATAGCACCGAAACCTATTATCTTGGCAAGAGCCATAGCAACATCGACTTGATTCTTTTTGACACCATTCATGTATATGGAATTGCCATCCTTTCTCAGCATTATGCTTGAATCACCGTTGTTATATCGGAAGGTAATCCAAGTTATTTCGTTTGACTTACTAGTGCTATGATTCTTGACAAACACCTTATACATATTCTGAGCGAACGTATTCCAATATACATTCTCATGGAACTTTTTCCTGCTGTTTGAAGAGTAGCCCATGTTCATCTCAATCTCACCGAATTGGTTTCGGGAGTATCTGCCTTGCAAAAACGGTCTATTCGTTTTACACAAGAATGAACTAGTCTGTGTTACTCTTTCTCTGTCACTTCTTACTGTGGGTAATGTCATCTTTATTTTCATTTATATCACCATTTCTTTCATAATACATTTTCTTATCATACAGGGATTCTAATTCCTCTGTTGTTAAATTACTATATCCTAAACGCATATAGTATCTGATTCTGTTGAGAACTAGGGTTGATGGATATCTTCTCCCATCTTCCCTAGTCCTCTTGTATAGAGCAGAGAGACTCTCTTTAGCACCAGCGTTAGTCATCCCATCGATGACCTCATCTTCTATTGCTAGAATTTGTTCTCTATTCATATTTCACAGACTCCACCTGCACAAGCAAGTTCTCCTTGCAAGTCGGTGTTGTCCTCTAACTCAATAACTTCAGTCAAATCAATCTCAGTCAGAAGTTTGAGCATAGTTTCGTATTGCTTCTTGCTTATTGGTTCGTGTGGTGCTTGCTTGTAGACACCACCATCGAACGGTAGAACAGAGAGACCATTGTAGAAGTCTCTGTTCTTCCACATCCAGTTTCTCACATCATCCCATTCATCCTCACGGATGTTGACTGTTGCAGAAACGTTGTGAGTGTTAACTCCTCGATTGTGTCCAGTTACAACCCAATCAACTGATACTCTCTTAACTCGCTCCAACATCTCTAATGCTGTTTCCTCTCTCGTTATTGAAGTTCCATCAGGAGTCTTCTGAGGAATTGAGATGATGGCCTGATTAGGATTGTGATAGTCATCCTCAACCAAATCAGGGAACTTGGTTATCAGATAGTTGTAGATTGATTCCGTCTTCAACACTCTGATTCTCCTGATGTAGTATTGAGACCACCAAGCATGAATGCCTGATGATGTTCCCATAACTAGACTGGTAGTTCCAGCAGGTTTGACACAAGTGATTCTCGCTGCTGTGTTAATACCTAGAGCAGTTGAAATCACTTCATTCACGCTTCTTGCTTTCTCAGCAGCCGCCTCTAAGTCTAGATTCAATACTGCTCCGCTTGCAATGCCTGTCATTGAAACTCCTAACAAGGCATCTTTCTCAGATGTCTTCTTCCAAACTTCCCTTAGATAGTGGAAGTCTGTATAGGATGCTTGTAATGTTCCTAAGAAGGTTGCAGCGTTAACTCTAGCATTGAGTTCCTTCTGTGTTCTAACATCAGATACATTCACTTCTGTCAAGTTACAGAACTGATAGGGTCTAAGTGCTATCTCGCAGCAGGGGTTTGTTCCCCAATCCTTGTCATTCGTGAAGTAGAAACCCGGTTCTCCTGAACCTGAGTCTTGAACTCTCTTCCATAGATTGTTGAAGAAGTCCCTCTTGATTCTGTGACGTAGTAGAACTACTGAGTTGTTTGCTCTTGCTCTCTGTGGGTTCTTCTCCCAAAAGTGTCCTGACTTCGATGTTATCATGTCATCATCATCAGCACTGAACAGACTGATTAGTGCTGCTCTACGAATGCCACCTGCTAATACTGCGTCTGCAATATAACAAACAATATCGTGTGCTTCCAGTGTAGTTAGTTTGTCTCCATTGTCTTTGTTAGCAAGAATACCTTCCACCTTAACTAGACATTCTCTAAGTGGTTGAGGGCCGGGTGCTTTACCACCACTAGTCTTTAACAACGCACCTTTTGGTCTGATGTCTGAGTAGTCGAATCTGACTGTTGTTGCTCTCTTACCAATGTAAGACTCAAACAACACCTTGACTGCATCTGCCCATCCTTCAATGGAATCAGCAACTAGATGTCTGTAAGTTCTCTTTGGGTTAGGTAGTCTAATCTCAGGCAACTTCTCTACATGATGTCTTTGAACTGAGTAGCCAACACCTGTGCCTCCTAGCAATAGGAACATTGCTTCTGAGAACGACAGATAATGGTCGATAGGCATGTAAGCACAATTGTAAACACGATTAGGTGATAGTTCAATTGGCTTTCCTGCAAACTGCATTGACCTCATTGAAGGTAGTACCTTCTTCGGGATAACGTAGTTGTCATAGACATCATTGATTCTCTCAATTAGTACATCCTTCCCAAGAGCATCGCTTGATTGTGTAAGTTCTCTCCTTGCTATTGTGTCGAGGTGCATTTGCCTGTTTCTATTGCAAATCTCCTCCCATGTTTCTTTTCTTTGTTCTGCTTCTTTCCACTTTGCATACTTCATATGCACAGTAATATCTGATAGTATTTCTTGTTGTATTTCCATATATTCATCTCCTATTGAGTCTAAGATGGGCATTGCACCCACTCGGCAGTCAATCTAACTACTGCTAAGACTATCTAAGACTGATTCAGTAGCCGCCTACGACTTCTTCCATCAGCCTAACTTCATTGACGGTTTCCCAATCAACATCAGGGATGTTCTCCCTCATCACCATAACGTCATCGACAATCACCCAATGTGTAGGGTGGTCGTTTATCTGCTCGATAACGCCTGATGCGTTCACTTCCATTGTTGTATGGCCTGTTTCATTCTGTATTATCAATTTCATTTTCATTTCTCCTTTGTTTTTCATTCAGTTTTAATCACCATTCAAAGCCCGGATTCTACCGGACAGAATAGCGATTGTCTTTTCATATTCTTTGCAGAGAGCAATGTGGTTGTTTGCTACCTGCATCACCTGTTGTAGTTGAGTGGTGAGTTCTGCAATTCTTGCATCCTTCTCATCAACCACAGGCATTTCTTCTTCTTTCTTTTCTTTCTTATCACTTTTCTTTGTCATTTTCATACCTCCTTTCTTTCATCAATCAACTTAGAGACTTCTCCCTTCGTCAACTCCTCAGTATTACCTTCATAGCCCAATGAGCGCAGGTAATTCACCTGACGTTCAGTTGGCTTATCATTGTAGCGACTGATTATGGTCTTCAACTTAGAAACTTGTCGTGGTGACAGTTCTTTTCGCCTGATTACTCTGCTTTCCATATCAGTCAAGAATCTCTTCTCCCAAGTGTTGATACCCATGTCCGAGTTGAAGATTGGAATATCGAAATACTCACATGATTCACGGAACTCATGTTCCTTCTTCTCACGAAGGACACTGTTTCTGATTGAAATCTGCTTTCGATACTCTTCGTTCTTCAACTTCTGAGACTCCATCGCTTCATCCTCTGCTGCGACAGTAGCCTTGTGTCTGTCTATCAATATGTGAAAGATATCCAAGTCTGTCAGCAGTTTGTCGTTGGGATATCCCCTTGTGTTAATCTGAGCCTTCGGGTTATCAGGATGATTCCATCGCCAAACGATAGAAGCCATCTCGTACTCTCTTGTGCCGGGAGTGCCTCTACCTTTCTTGCGAATCTTGGTCTCATCAACTGCAATCCCTAGAGATTGGTCATACACCTTCTTGCCAGTTCTACGAACGTTAATTCTCAAATCAAGTTCCTTAACCTCGTTGAATGCCTTCTCAAAGTCTTCACCATTATGTCTCCACCAAGCATCCTTGATTAGAGCGGCTACCCTGACATCAATCCATTCCTGAATCATGTCTTCAGTAATCGCATCTTCACTCATGCCTGTCTCTTCGACAATAGCCCTGAGAATCATGTAGGAGTTGATGTGGTCTGAACCAACACACTCTCTAACATCAGTCTCGGTATTGTGAATCTCAAAGTGGTAAACTATGTGATGCTCACACAAGCACTTGTTAGGATGGTTCAATGCCCAATCAGGTCTTGGAGTCCCAATCCCTTGCCACCAAACTTCTCCTGTTGCAATCCACTCATGCTTTGCTTCATCGTAGTTATCAGCAACTGAAAGAGCAACCATGTTCTCCCTCAGTTTCTTATCCCACCTACCATTTCCTAGTTCTCTCTTTGCTGTAACGTAGTCTTCTCTTTCCATTGTCAATTCTATTGCTTCTCTTGGTATATCCATTTTCATTCACCTAAATATTCTTTCTTGGAACATGCCTTGCAGAAGATACCCTTACCAGTAAAGGACTTCCACAGAACTCCCATCCTTCCACAACCTGCACATCTTCCAATCTCTTTACTCATGCTCATCAGTTCTATCCATTAACTCATAACCTCTCTGTTCTGCTAGTAAGGCAGAGAGAAGTTCGTTTATCTTTCCAAACAGTGCTTCTGCACAACCACCGATTGTCTTACGATGTAGTGATAGCCAAACTCTGTGTTCTGCATTCAGAACCACTTTCGGCATATCGTTCTCATCCATCGTTATGATTATCGGTGGCATTGTCGGGTCATTCACTAATCTAAATTCTACTGTATCCATTTCTTCACCTCCAAGGGTATCCCTGTCTATATGTCTCTTCTAACATTTCTAGAGACTTCTCATGACTAGCCCTCCAAAACACTCTTCGCCAGTGTGCGGGGTCTTTCATGATGTCCGGCTTCTTGCCGTACAACAATGCGTCTTTCATATCTTTCATTTTTATCTTCATTATTTCCATTACTTCTTTCATTTCTTATACCTCCCATCAAATTCGTCTTTGGGAATCAACGCTTGAAGGAAACCACCAATCGACATGGTAGTTCTACCAATTAGATTGACGATTGCCATCAAGATTCTTTCTACTCTCTTCTTCTTCAGTATCTCTTCGTAGATACGTTCCTTTCTACAAAGGACATAGATGTTTGGCGTTCCTGCCAATTCTATTATGCTCTCATATGTTTCACCATACGACATTGCAGCAGCATCAAGAGTACAGTTAGTTAAATCGTTATACTCATCTTCAAGGGCTTTCCGCCCCCATATTTTCATTATTATATTCATACATTACACCTTTATTCAAATGCTTGAACCTCTTTATCATATCATTCAAGTTGTTCTGTGTTGTGGCAGTCATAAACTTCTGACCACCACGAAGGAATATCAGGATGCTAAAGAAACGCTCAATATGACCGTGTTCCTTATTCCTGAATCTATCCATCAAAGGGTCATCCTCATCTAATGGTCGCCAAGTAAACGCTTGCATCTCTTGAACAGATACAATACCATTAGTGAATCTGATATGCCCTTTCATTCTTCTTCAATTCCATGTAGTGCCAGCCACTCACCATAGTCAGGCTCGCACCTACACAGACAAGGGACAGGTTCTTTCTCGCCATCTGCGGTTTGTAAAACTGCCGTTCCTGTTCCGTGACATACACCACAATCTTCCTTTCCTCTCATTACCTTAATTATACTCATATTAATCCCAACCTCGTTAGCAAGGCATTTGCCTCTTGTTCATATTCAAAGGACTTGTTTAGGTAGTGGTCTTCCGGCCACCACTCCGGTTCTTCTCTCTTAGTCCAAGCAGCGAATCGCCACTTGTCATCAAGATAGTATTGTCGATACTTCTCGATAGTTGTCATCTCATCAAAACCATCTGCCTTCCTGCACTCCATGTGAGGAGAGATAGCAATAGCGAATGGCGTAAGACCATCATCAGGAAGAAGCATCTCTGCCTCATCCATCTGTGTCGAATACTGATTCATCAGGACTTCGACCTTGTGAATCCTACCATACCTGTGAGTATACTCATGACACAATGCATAGGTATGCTCACGCAACCACTGGAAGTTCTGTCGTGTCTCTCTAGCCCAAATGGTAGATGGGTGATTCAACATCACAGGCTTCCAACCTGCTTCCAAACCTAGATGGTCAACTATCGTAAACAACATCTGCAAACTCTCAGTTGGCATCTTGACTACATGTTTATCCAACATTAGTTCTGCACTCTTTCTTGGGCTTTCATCTAAAGTAAATATATTCATTTTTATTTCCTCCTATTATTAATTGAATGTAATAGCAGAGAAAGACAGAGACCGCCACAGCCTCAACTACAATGCCAAGCACGTTTGTCTTTTTTATTCGTAGTAAAACTCTGCTCACTGGATAAGATATCAGAAACACCAATTATGCATACGACTAGCAATGGAACGGGATTGAAGAGCCTTGCCGTATTCTCCCGTCTGATATTGTGAGTGTGATATCGGATAAAAGCATGGGGGAGATGAATCCCATCACTGCTATTGATTCGCTTTTTTTACCGCAGTAAACCGATGTTTGAATGTAAAGGGGAAACGAGTCAGTTCTGTGCCTGTACCAACGGGTAGGGAACTGCAACATGGTAGAACACATTGCCAATATTATTTACTAGACCGGATTAACCTGCTTTATTTTTTATAGCGCAAAGCCACTCGATTGTTCCATGACTTGGAATTTGACACACCGCTTCCCAATGGGTACAGTGAACCAAGTCTCATCGAACGAACCCGTTTTTCACAACTACTAGTCTCATCGCTAGATTTGACGTTTGTTGCTTCTATCATAACCCTAGTATCTTTCTCGTTTTTTATTTCGGAAACCCCTGAAGTCTCCACGTTCACCGAAACCCCGCTAAGAGTTTCTTGGTTCTACGAACGTTGATGGAGTGTGATTACTCATCCGGTGAGAAGTAGTCTTCTCTAGAGACAAGTAGTAGAGTCAGATAACCTATCAAGTCTTTGATGATATCATCATCTGATTCTAATGAGTCATTACCTTGAACAAGTCTATTCAACTTGTCATCGATTCTGACTTTGATTTGTTCTTCTTGGTCTGCATGAGAAAAGAACCTTGTTGGATTCAATACTGAATCTCCATACTGCTCGTTCTTCCGAAGCAGCATGTCCTTCATCTCATCACACATTGATGCAATCCTAATCTGTGAGCCAGTCAGCCCAACCTCGTAAGGATTAGCATCTTCTTCATTCTTGCTTGGTGTTTTCGCACCCCAATTGTTCTTTTCTTCTGTCATGTTATTTCCAACCTGTTTGTCTTTTTATCATTTATTATCATATATTATCAGTCAATGAGAAAATACAACTTTAGAGCAGTGTTGCACTTTTCGCCTATTTTATCATTTTCTCAATTTTATCACGCTCTCCATAGGAGAGAGAGAGTAGAGTATGTAACATAGTAGTAGTAGTATAGATGATGATAATAATGATAAAATGATAATATTCAATAAAATCAACATTTCCAGCACGTTTTCGCACATTTCAATTTTCTCACTCGATGATAAAATACGATAAAATATGAGAATATAGGAAATGTTGTAATTACACTACGATATGTGATATCATCATACGTCATAAGATATCCATATGACATATATGATATAATATACATATAGGGAATGTGATTGATACCCTTTGATGTGATAGTAGTTTACGGTAGTAATTAGTAAAGACAACTAGCGATTGTCTGATAAAAGCGGGTATAGAAACTACTGCACAAATAAGACTCAGCCAATGAAAAACCACAACTGAATCAAATCAACCCTATCCGCATTCATCACCTTATAAACTGTCCACCACCCCACTAGACCACCGCAAAAACTGCTGTCATGCGTAAACTCCGAATTTATCACAACCATATGGTTAGACAACTTTGCTCGCTCTAACCTCATAAAGTGATGAAAAATGGGAAGGGTATGAGTGATAGACACAAGTGGGCTAAATACGAAATGGATGATGAAGACAGACCTTACTACAATCCAAGGTTTGGTGGAAACTTGAAGGAGTTCATCAGGAGAATGGTTGAAGAAGAGGGCTTTACAATAGGTTCTCTATTCCCATATTGGGATGGAAGAGATAACTGTCTCATTAAAGGCGGTATAGCGATTGACGACTACGAGACTATGGCATACCAAGCATTGAACCATGAGCATTCCAATATGGATTTCAAGAAGGATGACAATTCACAGACTATATCAATAATGATGAGTGGAGACTCTTACTGTGATGTCATACCCATCAACGATTGGTCTTTCAGGCGTGGTCAAGAGGATGTCGTTAGCAGAGTTTCAAAGGCAATGAGACAGGAAATAATGGGTGATGAAGCATGATTGATGATGATTACGATGCACGAAAGGACAAGGATGACGAGATGTTAGCAGACTACTATTCTGATTTAGCGACTGAGCAGATTCAGGAGAACTGCCATCATGAGAACATACATGTTGATGATGCTAGGGTCAGGGTTAAATTACCAATGGGCGTATTCACTCAAGGCCAATGGGTCGAAGAGCATAGTTTCGATGTCGAAGGATACTTCGTCTGCTACGACTGCAATAAGTCAAGATGGGCTTCAATAGATATTGATGAATACATCATGCACATAGACGACCCTCATGTTCTTGATGATTAAACCAAAAGCCACCCTTCGGGGTGTGCCGCTACGCTACAAAGTTCCCACCATATGGTAGGCATACTTTCGGAAGCATACCTCATAAGGTGATGTGAAACCATAAGGTCATGAAGCAGAATGTCACCGAGTACGATTTCATAGATGGATTCATGAAGATACGCCCTAACAACTTCAGCAGGAACGGCCTTCAATGCCTTTATGATTATCTGATTGAGTTAGAGGATGACATAGGCGAAGAACTAGAGTTTGACGTTATCGCTATATGTTGCGATTTCAGCGAATACAAGGACTTCAACGAGATTAAAGAAGCATATGACGTTAAGGGCTTAACTGATGATGACGTTAGGGAATGGTTAGACTATAATACGAGTTGGATTGAATGCGATGACTCCATAATAATCCAACAATTTTAAACTCAACAGGCTCAATAATTGAGTATAATGGGCAGGTTAAGAACGGCAGATTTGAAAGAAGCCTCTCATTATTGAGTCATTTGAATGAGGGGGCAGTCCTTCGGGGCTGTCCTCTCTACCCCTTGAGGTGTCTTCGACAAAGTTCACACCATATGGTAGACAAACTTTCGTCACGGCTACCCTATAAGGTGATGAATAAGGGTAAGGTTGTAGTCGTAGAGGTGCGACACACTTGAATGGAGATGATATGAATGGCATTGGAAAACTGGAATGAATTTAGCGAGACCGTAGTTAACTACGTTGAACAACTGACTGCATCGGAAGACCCCGATGATGTGTTCACTGCGAACATGGCAAAGAAATGGATTACAAAAGGAACTGAGAGTCCTAGAGACCAAGTTAGGCTATCCAAGAGCATCAAGGATTTACTAGCAGATTACTCAGACAGCCCACTAAACGGAAGGAGAGGCGGAAGCCGAGCATCCGGCGTTGCAAGACTGTCTGCTGAAGACCAAGCACTTTGGGCTTCAATGGTTGACATGGATGTACTATTGAGTGCTTTCCATGAAGACGCATACAATTACCATACAACCTTCGCAGGAAAGAAGGAAGATGGTGTCCCTATTACTACATGGGGAAGCAACGAGAACATGATTAGGAATGTTCTCATCAACAAACTTGAGTCCGGCTTCGTGTCGGCTCACAAGGGGGATAACTGATTAAGTGACCCTCTGCACCTCTGCGACTGCACTCTTAGACCGCTTTTTGCGGTCTTTGAGGTAGTCCGAGATTCCAAAGTATGACAACCATATGGTGGTAGAACTTTTGTTGTTCCAACCTCATAAGGTGATGAAGTACAGTATAATCATGAAGAAGAAAGTGATTTACTCACCGAGATACATCAGAAACCTGCCCCAATGGAGTCTTCAAGAACTCCATGACTACCTTGTGGATGTATATCCAGTATTGGATAACCATTGGGCGCAGTGCGCTCTTGGAAATGACGGGCATCCTGATTTGCCGATAACTGAAAATCAGTTTTACTTCATGAACAAGTTGGCACACGAAAAGGCAGACAGAGGCGATTCTCTAATCTGCAACTTTACCCCAAACACTGGTCGCATCGCCCACGATGGAAAAACCAAACTAGACCAGTTCCACCAAACCTGCTTCTTCTGCGACTACCGAGCAGAACTGGCAGAATACGAGGAAACACGCAGAAACGATGAGTCTGCAACCAGTTGAGGTTGCGGCTCACGCCTATTTGCAACCATATGGTAGTGGAACTTTCGTAGCGCAGCGTCACTACCTCATAAGGTGATGATAATCTGTAAGGTCATGGAA